CACCGTACCAGCATCCAGTAGCGCGATGATCTTATCGGTGACGATTTGGTAGACCGACTTCTTCGTGTCAGGCATCAGGATTTCCACTCCACTCCAAGAAAGATGCCAGCAGCAGCCGCCGCAAGCGCATGGCTCACGTCATGCAGCGGGTCGATCACGACCATGATGAGCGCCACGACCATGACCAGTGCATAGGTCAGGACGTAGGCGATCCGTGATTCAGCATCGCTGAGTCCGATCACAGGTTGTCTCCTTCGCTGTACGTTGGACCTTCACTATAAGGGGCTGTGTCAATACCCAAGAGCAGCCGCACCAATTCGTCTCGCTGCTCAGCCGTCAGGGACACAGCCGTAGTCGCACGCTTTGACCAGACTTCCAGCACAACTTCGGCTGCGTCAGTCAGGTTGTAGTAAATGGTGATACGCTGGTCTTCGTCATGCGGTAGCCGTTCATGAAAACCCCAATCTTCATCCGGCGAATTGTTGACTGATCGTGGTCCGCGCCACGGTCGCGTAGGTGCAACTGGCATTTTAATTCCTCACGCAATTAACACACAGACGAACGGAGTCGTCGTTCTTGAAACGTAGGTTTGCAAATGGACTGGAACAGAACATACACGTTCCCCAAGTCGCTGGCTCAACTGATGACGTGAAATCCGAACGCTCACGTTTAACTGCTGGCAGTTCAACTATAACGTCAGGCACAAATATCCACTCGCCATCCTGAAGAACAGAATGACCAGCCTTAGCCTTCTCGTCAGTCTTCACTCGTGTTTTCTCGACACGCTTACGCTCTTCTGCTGAGACTCGGCCTACAGTCATCCTCTCTCTCTCCTTCCTACTTCACCTTGCAGCGGGTCAGGAGCGTTTGCTTCTGGCCCTTCCACTCGTCGTGCTTCTTAACTGTACCCACCAGTGTCAACTTTGCATCCTTCTCAACCGCAGCCGGTGGATTTGAAGCGAACCACTTCAGTGTATTTCCAGCGCTGTCAATCATCGAAACCAGATACGATGTTGCGAAGTAGGCACCGTCAGCATTTATTTCCTTCACATCCATGATTGTCACTTCAACAGTGACACGCTCACCGACGCTGCCAACGTAATTAGATTCAGGCTTTCCTTCAGCCTTGTTGCGAAGGTAGTCTTCGCGCTCTTTAATCATCTGCTCGTCCTTGCGAATTCCCAAGAGAATTCCGCTAACGAGAACACCGATCTGCTTGAAGCCGATTGTATTTGCATGGGACGCAACGTACAGGTTGGCCTTCCAGTCGTTGTCGTCGTACATCTGCAACTTGTTCAATTCGGTCTTGGTCAATTCATAAAGATGATCGACCCGCTCCTGATTTGCAGCAGCGTACTTCTGAATCAGTTCCTTTCCGTACTGATTTGATGGCGGATTCAAAATGTCCAGAACAGTTGACGCAGTGGCAACGACAGAGAAATTTCCTTCGTCGTGCGCTTCACGTTCTTTCTTGCGGCTGACAAAGAAGCCATCGAAGGCCACGACACGAGCAGTGACACGAATGACGCTATCAGGTAGCCAGCGGGTCGCTTCTTTGAATCCTAGCCAGCCGCCTTCGTCCTGTGAATTGAACCAGCCATACATTTCCATGATGAAGCGAATGTAATTCGCAATGACATCAGGACTGTGGCCCAAGAAGTCCCGAATGCATTGACGGCCAACCTGTTTGAATTCGGTACCGTCAGTGATTAGGAACGTCTCGGTGCGATATCGAAGCGCCTTGCAGTGATCGCACTTGCGTGGATCGGTCTGACGCCACTCCTGAGGCACTGTAGCGCCCGGTACGGGCCGGAAATATGCGACCTCATCATTTTCTATGGTCAGCGGATCAATCGACGCCACGAGCGTCCAGTCGCCCAACTTCAGCGGTTCGCCAGTGATCTGAAGTTTCTGCCACTGAAGAACGTTCGTCGTACCAGCATCCTGAATGATGCCCTCAGCATCCTCAGCAAATGGCCCCTGAAGGTTGCCAAGTTGAATCTGGCCCCATTTAATCGATGGCGTAGGAAATCCGATTCGAATTGCACGCTTCACCATCTTGTCGAAGCGAGACTGAATTTCCTCTTTCGCATCAACGGGGACGAACGTATCGACTAGGTAATTCATTATCGCTCCTTAATGAGATTGATGGCGACACCCATGAATTCGAAACCGACGTAGTGGAAACGCTGGTGCGTGAAGAAATTCCACTTCACAAATTTGCTAGGCTTGCTGTAGAACGCAAACCCGATGCGGTATTTACCGATCTTCATTGTAAAGCATCTCCACGCTGTTCTCACGAATCTTGTTGGTGATTTTCATGGACAGTCGAGTAGCCTGATTCGTCAGGCGATGCCGTGGACCGTAATCCTGCATCCGACGCAGAACACGCGCCCTAGCCCGTCGTTGCGTTCCAGCCAGCAAAATCAATTCCGCAATTTCCATTTTCACCGTACACACTCCTGTTCTGAGGGTTGGGTTGCGCGGCCAGTAATCGACTTCAGCCTTCACCGCCCAAGTCGTACTCCGTGTCGTCCGTCTCGTCGTCCTGATTGGCATCGCAGAACCAACTGCAATCGTAGTGGTTCATGCAATGGCGATGATCGACAAGCACCTGACTGTGATGGCAAATGAATTTGCCCGTATGGATGTCTTCATCGGTGTCTGGAATGAACGTCATGCCATCCTCAATTGAATCGACACCGTTGACGGATTCGAACCGCCACGGATTTGAACCGACTGGCGTTGAAGGATCGAACACACGCTTCTCAAACATTTACGCCATCCTCTCGTCAAGAACGCACTGGCGGCAGCGAGCGCCGTCTTCAATTGTCAGGATGTTGCCACAATTGCAGCGAGCAGTGTTCACCAATTCAATGGTGTCGTTGCTGTTGAAAAAGAAATTGCGTTCGACGTTGCGATTCCGAAGATTCGCAGCCCTAGCAACAGCGATCAGTGCTTCGTTCTTCGAAGCGCCGACCGAATGAATTGGATGATCGCTTGGCCGATCACAAATTTCGCACCAGCGATCAAGACGACCAACGAAACGATGATTCGCCATTTTAGAAACCACCCTTCAACTTTCGACCAGTGCTGCTGTAGAACGCTGAGATAACCGCAGGACCATCGCCCAAATCAACGATGCGCGACCGAAAGATGCGACCGCTTTTCATGGTCTTGCGATTCTTCTTCTCCACGAATCGCTTGCGGATGTATTCGACACGAGCCTGAACGCCATCGGCCAAGTACTTCATGGCTACGACCTGAGCCGCAGCGTAATCGTCGTACTGGACGACCTTGCCCTTGCCATCACGAGCAGGAACGAAATCGCCCTGCAAGTCTGACCAAATCCATACTTCGTGCATCGTGGTCTGTCTCCTTCTCAACTGGTCCGGACCTGAGTATACAGGCCATTGTCAAACACTGCTGGCCTACTCGTCGTCATCACCGCTATGGCGAAGCATGATCCGGATCGGATTCCAATTCCGCAGTGCCATTGCCAGTCGAATGGCACCGGCTGGATTTGAAGTGTGAATGTAAATCTTGTCGATATCGTACCTTTCTGGATGCTCTTCCATTTCATTTGCCAACGGCTGAGTCGTTGCATCCTTCAGCACTGCCTTAATTTCACGAGCAGTGCGAAGTTGAATGATTGCATCCAACGGCAATGGCAAACCCATGTCGTGATCGAACCAGACCTCATCCCAATGTCCGTCGATCAATGCGATACGAGCCGCATCATTCGTTCGAACGTAGGTTGTTGCCATCGGGTCTTCATTCGGAAATCCGAATGTTCGATAGTCATCAATGACCAGCCGACGAATTGATGGTGTCAATTCGACCAACTGGCCTGAATCTGTGTCTCTGGTTATCAATTAACGATCCTCTCCGCTAATGAACGACTGAATTGACATGATCTGGATGCCAACGTAATCACGCGGCCCGCCAAATTCCATCGCATCAGCGATTCTGTTGCCTTCCATCATGATGTCGAACAGCGTATCTCGCTGAGCCTGAGTAGGAATGATTCCGGAATTCACAATTGGCGTATCGAACGCCAGCGAGAAATGAATCCACTTCTCTTCGTTTTCCAGAATCTCCTGAGCATAGTAGCCACGATCACGAGCATTCGTATGCTCATAGGCGAAATGCGAATGACCGCAAGAGCCTACGAAATGCTGCTTGCCACTAGGCGAAATATAGGCATCGCCCCACACAGGATTCTTTGCAGCCTGAGATGGCCGAAGCGTTTCTTCCAGCCGATCACCGGCCCTGAATGTCTTGGCGCGGCCCTTGCACCAACTGTTGTCTTCGTCAGTACCGCAATCGAGATTGACGTTGACGCTCATTGCAAATTCCCTTTCGTAACTGCTACGAAATTACTGACCGACGTGGAACCAAATGTCATCAGGATCATTCGATTCGATAGGCTCACCGCAATATGAGCAGCGCGGATTTATCCACTGGTACACGCTGTCATTAGCCCATGTCCAGCGAGCAGGAATTTCATCCGGCTCATTAATCGTGTCGATTGATTCGAAGGCGAATTGCGGCTCGATTGTGTGATCCACGTTCAAATCTCCTGTTGCGTTCGATGCCATCAATGATACCAGCCATGTGCAAGTGTGGGCGATTTTCGCTCCTTCCCGTACACGGATGAAATTCAAAAGCAGAGCAGCGCGGCCAGTAACAGGCTAGCCGATCTTCACCGCACTAACACGGTTGACACCAACGTACATTGCCTTAGCAATGCGGATCGCATGATTACGATCCTCAGCGAATGTACGTTCGATTACAACCCGACCTGTATTCAAGTAGATGGTGAGATGGTACTTGTTCAATTGACTTTCCTTTCAACTACTACGATGGAGCGGTAGTTCAAATGCTTGAACTTAGCCGCAATTGCAGACTGCGGATTATCGAATGGCGTGGAGATATCCTTGCCATTACGAACGAGAACCCATACTGATTTCATTGCATCCCTTTCTACTGGACAGGCCAGCATACCAGTGCGTCGTGCCACCTAGTCTGTCACGACCGCACGAAATGGGTAGATGTCGAAGGCAACACGAGACTCGATAGCCCACGGCACATCAGACCTGACCACATATTCAGAATCGCTGATCTGATATGTGTTGTTATCGACTGCATACACAGCCCACAATTTGGTGTTGTAGTCCCACCATACAAGAACCTTCACACCATCAGGCCGAATATAAACCTCACCGTTAACAGGATCAACGTGGTCGAGTGTGAAGTTACCTGAGAACTTAGCCTTAGCCATTTGATTATCCCTTTCCTAGTTCCCTTTCCTAGTTCAGCGTGATAGTGATGACATCGTTTGAAGAATCAAACGCTGGCACATTAATGGTGATGGCATCGTTAGTAAGTATGGCACTGCCATCCTCAAACGATTGCACATTGAAGAACAGACCAGCGATAGCAAGGATGAGATGAAGCATTAGAGCGGCTCTCCCTTCTCGATTGCAGCCATGATGTTGGCTACCTGATTTTCATTGATACCACGACCAGCCATTGCGATATCGAATAGGCGATCCTTCTGCTTCTGATTAAAGCGCTTGCCAAAGTAATTGCGAGCCGGTGTCGGATAAGACAATGAGAAGTGTACCCATCCCAACTTCTCCAAGTCATCCGGATAATCGTTGTACGAATTGTCACCGATATGGCACGCTGCCACATGTGAATGCTCTTGGTGCTGAACGAAAATCTGGTTGCCATCGTTGTCGATAAAGCAGTCAGACCAGACCGCTTCTTTAATCACCTGACCGTTGTGAAATGAATCGCTGGACTGGTAGCAGCCACAAGCGACATCAACGTAATCGGATTTGAATGTGAACATTGCTACTGTCCCTTCTCGTCGTAGTCAGCGACGGTATATTCAGTGAAGGTATCGAGATGAAAGAACGCGATTTGCTTTTTCTCCCTTGCGAATTTAAGCGCTGAGTCGAAGTCCTGAAAGATGCGGACAGGATCAATGTGAATCCGATCACCATTAACCCACGTCCCTATCGCATCCGCTTCAGGATGCTTTTCAATGGCACGAGCAATGCCGTAATTGAAGATGCGTTTATTGTCGGTAGGCGAATAGGCGAATGTCCCTTCCACTAGGCCGACTGTATAGCCGGATTTAATGTCCTGACGATTGAAGTTATCAGCGTGCATTTCGAACGTGCCACCGCCATTCGAAATAGTGCGATTGAATAGACTGCGCGATTGCATTTCGGATTCCCTTCCCTAATTACTTAGTTGCCTTGTAGATAACCCATGTTGCGGATTGCACTTCGCATACTTGCCAACCCATCATTTTCGCAACCTCTCTATACGCTTCTTCGATCATCGAATATGCGGCCTTGCTAGGTCCGGAATATACGTTGACAGTACCCATTGCGATATTAGTTGCGTGAATGTCAACGACGCACGCATCAATCCCTAAAATCGCATCTCGGAATCGTTCAACTTTAGGTCCGCTCAATAGGTCCGGATTCTTAGTTGCCATCATCAACCTAGCCTTGCGGACATTGAATCCGTATCCACCGAAACGAACGCGATTCCCCTTGCGATTTAGATAGGTGTCCGCATTAGCGTTTCGAATAAGCGCTAGCACCATTCGCCTATTGTCGCGCCACTCGGTATTAGGTGAAAGCGCCGCAGTAACGGCAGCGATCAATTCAATGCTTAATCCTGAGCGTTCGGATAGCAGTCTCGCCCATTTATAAGCACGTCGATACCATGCTCGTTCTGTCTCCGCTTTTCGCCTATCCTTAGCGATCATTCGGAATATGTTGGTACGCATCGCTTTCATAGTCAAAAGCGTGCTAGGTGTTACGGGTTGCATTGTCTTCAATTGTGCATCCTTTCACGTATGCAATGAATTTCAACGAAAAACACTCGGAAATTAATTTCGCGTGCTGTCCGTCGCGTGCTTTTCACAAGGGAAATTAAAGCACGTCGCCTTGCATTCTGACGCACAGAAACGTTACAAATTCATAACAGTCCGTCGATATCACGCACAATACCCGCTCATTCCCGCACGAATGGCGCTTTTTTCGACCCAACCTGATGCCTAAACACTAAACAGACCATTTTTGAAAGTTCGGCCTACCCGCTCGCTTCGCTCGCTAATAGGTGACTGATTGGTCACTTGTTTATTCGGAAAGCCCACACGGAGAAATAGGCGTTTGACAGGGGTGATATGATTAATCCATGCCTAAAAACCCTAGCAAGCCCCGAAAGTCGTATAACGACCCTGTGAACGTCGAACTGGCTAAGATCAGTTCGGAGTTCTTCTCTAAGTTCCCTCATCTAAGACCTATCAAGGACTTATCAGATGTCTCGGAAGAAGAAGAAGCCCTACAGATTAAGAAGAGTAAGAAGTGATACACTGTATACATTGATATCAATGTATATATGTATAGGAGTGTAAGGTGTTATCTACAGATTCAGTAGAGTATGAAGAGAATAGTACTGTATATCCTACAGATACAGATAGAAACCTTTATCCTCTTTACAATGGACATCATTGGTTTGGACATGTGGCAGATGCCGCTCTTGTCAACCTTTCTTTCTGGATACTTGTAGTCCCTGCTACAATAGCGTTAGTGGCTCTTGCCCTTTCCACGGGATATTGGGTGATCCTGCTCCTAATCTGGTTCTTCTGGCCGAAAGGAAAGTAACTTGTACACCAAGATGAACTACCTCAAAGACGTAGGTCGTTTCCTTCGAACTGGCGATCCGGCTTGGCTTGGTGAGTGGTGGTATGTCCTGAAGCAGTGGCGTCATTCTTGGCGCTGTTGGATCGGCTGGCACTGGTCTACCTATCATGAGATTTGGTACGGTTACTACGAGCCACCGGAGTACGGGTACGAGTGTGAGATGTGCGGCAAGGAAGTCTATCCACCACGGATACGTCTCTCTATTTGGTTTTGGGAAACACAGTTCTTTGGCAAGGAATCCCTTGGAGAACTAATGGTCCGCTACGACATGTGGCGACACCCTGAAAGGTATGAAGAATGAAACTATTCATCTGGCACGGTGGTCAGGGGGACTACCACGATTCTGCTACGGTTGCCATCCTTGCTAACTCTGTTAACGAGGCACGGCAGATCGTGGCTGAGAACAAGGTTAAGTCCGAGGCCATCGGCCAAAAGATCACGAAGGTATGGGACGACTTCAGGGCGGGCAAGATCACTGAAGAAGAGAAGATTAGGAGGCTTACCCCTCTTTGGGCCGATTCCTATGTTCACGGCATGTTCAACAACACCGATGTCGTGGCGCGAGAGCCTTCCGAGGTTCTTGACACCGACAAGCCTGTAGTCGCAGTTGTTAACAGCGGTTGTGACTGCTAATGGGTGTCTACATGTGCATCAGCGGGAAACACATTGCCTTCATCAGCGTTTCCCCGATGCAATCGTTCAAGTGCAACTGTGAGAGAGAAATGATGGAAGACGCAATCAAGCAAGTAATGAAACATGCGGTAGCCGGTCACACGGATCATCACCACGTTTACTGCAACAGCGCCGATCACGCCATGCACATCTTGGCTGAGTCTGGATTCAAGTTGTCTCGTCTGTTCGGCTTTCAGGGTGAGCAGACTTGGGAGAACGAAGGTGGCCGTTTCGACGGCCCTAACTCTAGGAGTGAGAGTTTCGCATAGTGCCAGTAAAAGTAAGTAAGCGCGACAAGTACAAGTCAGTCATCGTCACTTGGGTTGACTCTGGCCTGATGCGGGCAAGAGATGAATGGACGCCCGCAGCACAGTTGACCATCAAGGCCGAAATTGGCGTTTGCCACACCTATGGCGCTCTGCTCCATGTCTTCCCTGAGTCGATCCTAGTAGGGCTGTCCTACGATCCGGACAACGAGCAGTGGTACTCTGTTCAGGAGATTCAGCGTACAGCCATCACCGAGATTGCTTACCAGAGGACGCGCAAGACCCTGACGAAAGAGGAACTTCCGGAAGTGTTGGACAAGGAGGTAGAGTTTGTGGTATAGTAGAAGACTTCGATGCGAAGAGCAGGGTTACTTCGGTTGTGCTTTAACCCAAAAACAGCCTTGTTCGATCTTGTCCTCGGAGGAATAACATAGTAGCATCTAGCGAGTCTAGGTGTTCAGATGATGCGTAGAAAAGAGTTACTTCGCTGCCTTGAAAGCAGAGAGGGCCGTTCGAATCGGTCAACCGGGACCATCCCGGTTTGGTGTAGTGGTAACATGCTAAACGTTCTTTTTTCGTCTTGTTCACATCTGTTCACCTAGCCTTGCTAGGGCTGCGCGATAGCGATGCGTAGGGTCGAGTTACTTCGTTTGTTCGATCCAAACTTTCCCCACCATGGGGAAATTGAGGCTGGTGCCTCAGCCCTCTTCACCTGAGGGTTTCAACTTGTTCCGACTTGTCCCCGCTGTCACAATAATTCACGCATAACGATAACGGTGCGTAGTAGAGAGTTACTTCGACGTTAGTTGTCAATTTGCCTTCAAAGCAAACCTAGGTGGTGCGAATCCACCAAGTTTACGGCTTTCTGCGCCTTGTTCTCGTTGTCAAAATCCCAAGGAGGATTGTTATGCCAAAGTTAGCAAACCTAGCGCCAAAGGCTTATACGCCTATTGCTAAGATCAAGTCCCGCTCAAAGACGAGTGATGCCTACACGGGCAACATGGGCGAGGGCTATACCCGCAAGCCAAAGAGCGAATTGTTCTTGCTTGCCGTTTCAAACATGGTCGGGGAAGACACCTTCTACGAGAAGAGTGAAGCCCGCGACAAGAGGTTCAACGACCTTGTTGCCAAGGTAGTTGCAAAGGACTCAGATTGGGTCGCACGTTTCGTTCCTTATCTCCGCAACGAGATGAACATGCGAAGTGCCTCAGTCGTCATGGCGGTCGAGTACGTCCGCGCTGGTGGAAAGGGTGGCCGAAAGGTCATTGATTCCGCTATCGCTCGTGCCGACGAACCAGCAGAGGTCTTGGGCTACTACCGCGCACGTTACGGTCGTAACATTCCTCAGCCTATCAAGCGTGGTGTCGCAGACGCCGTTAAGAGGCTGTACAACGAACGCAGCGTTCTGAAGTACGACTCTGCCGGTAGCGGCTATCGCTTTGGCGATGTCATTGACATTGTTCACCCTGCTCCTAAGGCTGGTTGGCAAAGCGAACTGTTCAAGTACGCCTTGAACACTCGCCACGGTCGTGACGCATCTACAGAGAACCTGAAGATGATCGCTGCGTACAAGGCTCTGATGGCCCTTCCTGTCTCAGACAGGCGTGCCGCTCTAGACCCTGAAACTCTGGCTAGCGCCGGAATGACTTGGGAGAGCGTCTCCGGATGGCTACAGGGACCAATGGACGCTGCTGCTTGGGAAGCCATTATCCCTTCAATGGGCTACATGGCGCTCCTACGCAACCTTCGTAACTTCGAACAGGCTGGTGTCAGCAAGGAAGTCATGGCTACGGTCTTGACTAAGTTGGCTGATCCAGAGGAAGTAGCGAAGTCTCGCCAGTTCCCTATTCGCTTCCACAGCGCATTCAAGAACATCGATAACCTGAAGGCAAAGGCGGCTCTAGAAGACGCTATTGCCGGAACCTTGCAGAACGTTCCTTCTCTGAAGGGTCGTACTCTAATCTTGGTTGACAACTCAGGCTCGATGACCAGCCATAACTCAAAGAACAGCGAATTGACGTTCGCAGAGCAAGCAGGACTCTTCGGAGCCGCCCTTGCCCTTCGTGCCGAAAGCGCTGATCTGTACCGCTATGGTACTGGTAGCCAGAAGGTCGATTTCAACAAGACCACGCCAGTTCTAGAACTTGCTCGCAAGTTCAAGGCTGACATGGGTGGAACCGAAACCTTCAAGACGCTGGACAGCACCTACTCTAACCATGATCGAGTCGTCATCCTAACCGATGAACAGGCTAATGCCTATGGCCGAAAGCCAGCGGCTACGATCAACAAGCCAATCTTCACGTTCAATGTCGCTGGTTACAGCGTTGGTCAGTTGCCTACGGGCACGGACAACCGCTATACCTTCGCGGGATTGACCGACGCAGGATTCAAGTTGATCGACCTGATCGAGCGTGGTCAGAACGAAGACTGGCCTTTCTAGTAAGCCCTTTAGAGCGGGCATTGCCTAACGGTGGTGCCCGCTATTTTTCTATCTAACTCAGGAAAGTATGACCAAACTCAATGAACAACAAGAACAACTCTTTCTGGACCGATACGCCCTAAAAGATGAGAACGGAGAAGCGGTTGAGTCCACCCCGCAGCAAATGTGGACAAGAGTGGCGGATGCTATCGGTGACACGCCCGAAGAGCGGAAGGCGTTCCGCGAACTACTAGACGATTTCAAATTTGTGCCCGGTGGCCGTATTCTGGCTGGCGCTGGCGCTGAGAAGGAAAAGACCTTCTACAACTGTTACGTAATTCCAGTAGAAACCAAGAGGGATGCTGGTGCAGACTCGCGTGAAGCGATCATTGACACTATCGGCACCATGGTCGATATCATGTCTCGTGGCGGTGGCGTTGGTATCAACTGGTCAGTTCTTCGCCCTAGCGGTGCTTATCTTAGTCGTATTTCTGGCACAAGTTCCGGACCAATAGGTTGGATGGATGTTGCCAGCAAAGCAGTAGGTGAAGTCATCCAAGGTGGCTCGCGCAGAGGCGCAGCCATGTTCATGTTGGACGACTGGCATCCCGATGTGCTAAACTTCATCAAGGCCAAGACAGAGAAGGGCAGAATAGAGAATGCCAACATATCAGTCGCCATATCAGACGAGTTTATGGATAGAGTCAATCGACAGAGAGATGGACTGGCCGGGGGCGATGACCTTAGATGGGACTTCGTATTCCCCGACACGACTCATCCAGAATATAACCTATCATGGGACGGCGATCTTGCCGGGTGGAAGAGGCGTGGACTTCCAGTTAAGAATTACGGATCAATTGCCGTTGGGGAACTCTGGAACGCAATTTCAGAATCAGCCCACGCAAGCGGCGAACCCGGTGTTGTTTTTATCGATAGATACAATGCTCTCTCAACTGCTAATGGAACCGAGAGGATCATTAGTGTTAACCCCTGTGGAGAGCAGGGACTAGGCGCTTACTCTGTTTGCAACCTAGGAGCAATGAATCTAAATGCCTACGTTACCCCCTTTGGTTTTGACGGCGACCCTATCTTCGACTTTAAGCGTTTCCGCTCCGATGTCAAAGGCGCAATCGCGTTCCTTGACAACTGCATTGACAAGAACTTTTATTTTCTACCCGAAACTGAACAGAGACAGCGTGACTTACGACGTATCGGACTTGGCGCAATGGGCCTCGCAGATGCTCTTGTCCGCTTGGGAATCAGATACGGCTCTCACGAAGCAGTAGCCTTTACCGAGCGTGTCTTTAGGGAGATGAAGGATGCGGCTATTGAATCCTCTATGGATATCGCTACCCGAAAGGGACCAGCCAATCTGTGGTCAGACTCAATGTGGTCGCGGCCATATCTTGCTGAGTACTTTGAGAGGCACGAAAAAGCAGCCCCTCTACGGAATATCTTTCTACTTACCCAAGCACCGACAGGAACAACTAGTCTTCTGGCCGGTGTCAACTCAGGAATCGAACCGTACTTTAACACTGGCTACTGGCGTGATGACAGGGTAGGCAAGCGCTGGATTCAGCCTGAGGCCATTGAAAAACTAGGTCCGCTTCTGCCGGACTACGTTGTTACTTCTCAGCAGATCACAGTTGAAGAGCATATCGCAATGCAAGCAGCCGTTCAGAGGTATGTTGATTCTTCGGTTTCGAAGACTATCAATGCGCCGAAGAACCAGACCGTTGAAGAGACGGCAAAAGCATTCGATCTTGCTTACGAGAAAGGACTAAAGGGTGTTGCGTACTACCGAGACGGAAGTCGAAACATCCAAGTGCTGTACCATGAAGACCCAAATGAGGTCATTGCCAAACTTGAACAGAAGATTGCCGATCTTGAAGGTAAACTGGCGTTCAAGCAGCGTAAGGCCGATGAGGGCTTCTACCCGCAGACAGGAAATAAAGACGGTAATCCCGACATTGGGTTTGGCGGATTTATTCTTGTTGCAGCAGGACACTCAGATGACTGTTCTGGCACAGTCGTCAACGAAGAGGGATGCCAGAAGTGCTACACCTGTAGTTGGACCGCTTGCTAGAAGAGGTTAGATGTGAATAGGGATATTGTTCTGACTTCAGACGACCCTACGGTTTTTGCAAAGTGCCCCAAATGTACGAAGAGTGGACGCGGAATCGTGGTAGGTAACTATTACGCCCGCGCCTTCTCCAAGAAAAAGTGGGGCCGAGGAAACAAGGCGTGCCCGAATTGCGGTACGAAACTTGAAGTAATGTACGAGGTAAAGTAAGACCATGGCGAGTACGCTAGGCGCTCTAATCGGTGATTTCACCGCAACTCTGTTTATCGCAGTTCTGTTCGCAATCACAGGTGTAATCCTTGGTTCGATCTGGAACTTCGCGCTACCATTCGCGGCGATGCCGTTGTATGTGGCGTTTCTGGCCGTTATCCTGACCAGAATCTCAATCTCGTTTGCAGGAAGGATGCTCTTCTAAATGCCTTACGCGGAACTGCTGTACTATAGTCAGCCGAACCAGATCAGGAAGCCCGGATTTACCCGAATCCGTGACGCATTCCCCGATCTTGCAAAGTACGTTCCGCTAACCAGTGACCAGAGCGAGTTTGTGGGCCACAGGACTGACCCTGAGCCTGTTGTCGAGTTTGCCGGTCGTTGGGACTACGGTCTAGCCAATGCTCAGCGCCTTGGACAGACCGCTAAGGATGGAACGCCAATCATCGAAAAGTGGATGTCTTCTGGTGAAGAGTCCATGATCGAGATGTCCCACGCTATCGTTTTTGTGGAGTGCAGTCGGGTAGTCTCGCACGAGTTTGTGCGGCACCGCCTATTCTCCTTTCAGCAGGAGTCTCAGCGCTTTACGAAGTATGACGACGCCAACGCGGATGAATTGTTCTACGTTCCACTCATTGAAGGCGACTTTACTGAGGCCGAATACCACGATGATGGCTCGCTCTGCTGCCCCGCAGAATCCAACATGGATGTCATGAGGGACACAAACGAGCGGCTGTTGGCGATCTACCGTGAAATGCGTAAAGACGGCGTTGCACCGCAGTTGGCCCGGTACATCCTGCCAAACGGAACGCTGACGCGCATGGTCGTTGGCGGAAATCTTAGGGAATGGCGACATTTCTTGAAACTACGAACACACAAGTCGGTTCAGCCAGAGATGCGCGAACTGGCTTTGATGATCCACGATCAACTGATCGAGGTTTATCCGACACTCTTGAAGGGTGTCATCTCAGATGAAAGGGGAGTCCGTTGACGGCTCTACAAGAAGCAAAAGAAGCGCTAGCCGCTTTGCGGGTTGATTTCCCGTTTGTGCTAGCAAGCAGCGGTCCCGGCGAGCCTCACGGCTTGCCCGGAGCGGTGACAGGCGTTTTGAGGACCAAATCGGGTCAAGCGCTCGTAGTTCCGATCCCTAATTCCGCTTCAACAGTGGCAGGATTACCCGGAACGCTGGAATTCCTGACGAAAGCCCCGGAATTGCTGTCAAACCTCATAGAAGAGGTCGAAAACGCCCAAAAAGGGGAATAAGTGACCAAATGGTCACACTTTCCGCTTCAAAGTGTATATATACTATAGGAGGATAATGTGCGGCGCTCAGGATGGCTTCATGTCATAACTGGTCCCATGTTCTCCGGAAAGACAGAAGAACTAATACGTATACTGCGAAGATACGAGATTGCTGGTCTGAAGTACACAGTGTACCGACCGGCACTTGACACACGTAGTACTATGTTAGAGAGTCGTAACGGACTCGCAGTTCCAGCGACTTTCACCGAAACGTCGTTTTCCATGTGGAACGATCTGAATCTCTTCAATCCCGACGTGATCGCGGTTGACGAGGCACAGTTCTTCGACAACGGTCTGGTCGATACCCTCCAAACTTGGAGCCTTGACAAGCCTGTTATAGTTGTAGGACTGGATAAAGACTTCGCAGGAAGACCATTCGGGCCGATGCCCGGATTGTTGGCGGTAGCAGATGAAGTGACGAAACTCACTGCAATCTGCTCTATCTGCCACGAAGATGCGACGATGACGCAGCGACTACTTGACAGCAATGATACAATAGTCGTAGGCGGTTTCGCAGACGGTGAATACACCGCTCGATGTCGAATCCACCATCGTGTTTGACACGGATGATACAATAGTGTAGCGGGGTAGAGAAGTGGTCTATCTCGGCTGGCTCATAACCATGCAGATCGCCTGTTCGAATCAGGTTCCCGCAACCAATCTAGATGTGGCGTAGTCCGGTTAGCGTACGGCCCTTGGAAGGCTGTGGTCGCAGGTTCGAATCCTGCCATCTAGACCAGAGAGTTGGACGAACGGGCCAACAATTGATAAGCCTGTAGCCGAGACGTGTAAGCGACTTGGTATGGTGGAGGCGCAACCTAGGCACAGTCCGAAAGGGGTGTTAACCGTAGTTGTGGCGCTTACCGAAAGGAAAGCAAATGTAGGTGTGCCGCCTACGCTGTGGCGACGTTGCCCGTAAGGTAACGGGGACTGACTGTAAATCAGTTTTCTTAGGAACAACCGGGATCGTTCCCCGGCTAGCCACCAAGGGGATATGTGTGTAACGGAAACCTCGCATCCTTGCAAGATGCTGAATCTCGGTTCAAATCCGGGTATCTCCACCAAATACAGCCCGTGCGATTTCGCTCGTACGGAGTCAAGTTTCCCTGAACAGGGAAAGGCGACTAGTTCTTCCCGCTCTCGTTGCTAGCGACTGGCGGGACTATTCCCCTCTCGTCTAACGGTAGGACTTGCGGCTTTGAACCGCCAGAATGTGGGTTCGAATCCTACATGGGGAACCAATGGTGTTTCTAGCCTAACGGTTAAGGCACTGGCCTGTGAAGCCAGCGAACTGAGTTCGATTCTCAGGATTCACCCCAAAGGCTACAGCCCAACTGGTTGTAGGGGCCACGCCGATAACGTGGATTTGCAGAGTTCGACTCTCTGGTAGCCTACCAAATATGCTTCCTTAGCCTAACGGTTAGGGCACGGTTCTTATAAAGCCGGATGTCTTGGTTCGATTCCAAGAGGAAGTACCAATTGGCCTATCGTCTAGTGGTAGGACGACTGCCTCTGAAGCAGTTAACTGAGGTTCGAATCCTTACAGGCCAGCCAAGTCCCGCTAGTTCAGCGGATAGAATGCTTCCCTGCGAAGGAAGCGGTCATTGGTTCGATTCCAATGCGGGACGCCAGATCAACGCGCTTCGGCGGTCACTTCTCTTGCCAGAACACCGTAGTGTAAGTCGCGTAATAAGTCTCCGTAATTCAGCGGATCAGAATGCTGCGCTTCGAACGCAGATGACGGGAGTTCGATTCTCTCCGGGGACGCCAAGGTTCCTTACCCAATCGGCTAAGGGCTGTGGCTGCAAACCACATGTTGGTCAGTTCGACTCTGACAGGAACCTCCAAATGCTTCTATAACTCAGCGGATAGAGTTTCCGGTTTCTACCCGGATTGTCGTGGGTTCGAATCCTACTAGGAGCGCCACATTGAGGTTGAAATGAAAGATTACGACGACTACGGTTGTGGTGATTGTTGTTGCGGTTTCCATGGCGGTCCTGACTGTCCTTGGAGAATCCACGCTTTCGTTCCAGACCCAAAGAATGTGCTAGAATGTCTGGACTGCGGCGCACCGGAGTCGGAGTACTACCACGAAAACGAGCCTTCGTAGCGTAGCGGATAACGCGGTTGTTTCCTAAACAACTAAACGTCAGTTCGATTCTGACCGAGGGAGCCACATAGGGCTTGACAAGCCTGATATAATTGTCATACAAGCGTCGTTGATGTTCAACGGTTAGCATATCTGGCTTCCAACCAGAATGTGCGGGTTCGATTCCTGTACGGCGCTCCAAACTTTCTCTGGCGGAATTGGCATACGCTCTGGTCTTAGAAACCAGTCCTGAAAGGGGTACGAGTTCGACTCTCGTGGGAAAGACCAAATCAGTGTTGTGGGCACCACGCATCCAGTTTACTGGCGACTGCGAAAACCCTCATATGGGTCTTTAGTTCAGCGGTAGAACGGTGGTCCCTTAAACCACTAGTCGAGAGTTCGATCCTCTCAGGACTCGCCAAGCCTTTCTACTCCAATCGGAAGAGAGCAGCGTCTTAAACACGCTACAGTCTGAGTTCGAATCTCAGGAGAGGTACCAAGCATCGTTAGGTTTCTGGCTGAAACCACCTGTCTGTCTAACAGGAATAAGGCGAGTTCGATCCTCGTACGTTGCGCCAGATAGGGTTAAGGAAACCGTGTGCTTCATAGCAACGGAACCGACCTAGGAGAGTCGCACTGGTGCGCTTATCCGTCTTGAAAACGGTGATGACTGTAAAAGGTTGTGGGGGTTCGAATCCACTCACTCTCCGCCATAGAAGGTTCGCATAGCGGCCTATTGCGCTAGTTTGCTAAACTGGTGGGGTGCAAGCCCCCAAGGGTTCGAATCCCTTACCTTCTGCCATATAGGGTTGATTTCGGTAGACATTAATGGAACCGACTGACAAGCCATCCTAGCAAAGTAGGTCATTGCATCGCGCTGAAAACGCGACCATCTCAGTTCGATTCTGAGGGTTGGCACCAAATGGGTCGTTAACTCAACGGCAGAGTAGTGGTCTTTTAAACCAACAGTTGAAGGTTCAAGTCCTTCACGACTCACCAAGCCGCATTAGCCAAACGGTTAAGGCGTCAGTTTCTCAGACTGAAGATTGCGGGTTCGAATCCTGTATGCGGTACCAAATACGGAGGATACAATGGGAATTCTTGGACTAGTGATCGTGATTGTGATCGTAGTACTTGCAATGAAGGCTTGTGGCCTCTTCTAATTAAATGAGTTCCGGGTGTGTGAGATAAGCCGGAACAGTTGGCAGAAGTTGACTCACGACTTCATGGTGAACACGCTTCCGCTCCGAAACGTAAGTCGGATGAAGCACAATGCTCTTGTGGTGGAACGGCAGACACGCTAGCCTCAAAATCTAGTGCCTCACAGCATACAAGTTCGAATCTTGTCAGGAGTACCAAATGAGAACAGGGACGCTTACGAGCGGTTATACCTGTTCATAGGCTGCTAGTTCAGTGGCAGAACGCTTGCTCGACATGCAAGAAGTCGTCAGTTCGAATCTGACGTGGCCTACCAAATAACCGAGTTCTCGGATCAAGGGTGATGCATCACTCCCGACCGCTCGTGGACAGCGGGAAAGACTGCACCAACCGATCTTCTTCTAAGGGACTAGGAAACTTGCCTTTCAAGCAGGGAGATACGAGTTCGAATCTCGTAGGTCGGACCAAGCCCGTTTAACTCAACGGTAGAGTGACTGTTTTACATGCAGTAAGTTGTAGGTTCAAATCCTTCAACGGGTACCAAATGCGCGACTATAGCCCTTACGCGGGGCGGATAGTGTGGGACACCGTACACCACTACAAGCCTTTGTCGTCTAACGGCAGGACAGGACTTTCGTAAAGTCCCGGTTAGAGTTCGATTCTCTACATTGGCTCCATACTGTGGTCGTCTAACGGCTATGACGCGGGCTTGCCAAGTCCGAGGTCGGAGTTCAACTCTCCGTCGCAGTACCAAATGAGGTTGAGAAGGGGCTTAAAGCCATTTGATTGGATCAAAGGGAGGTAAGCGATGACAACGACTACAACGCGACCGGCACCTAAGCCGACACCGCCAAGTCCGTCACCTAGACCAACACCTACGCCGCCTCAGGCGTAACTATATGGACCGACACGGAAGGGCATCGCTACGGTGGTGTCCCCGCTAGTGCCCCTGTATCTGGTAAGCAGGATTAACCGTCGATAGTTCAGCGGAAGAACGGAAGTCTCATACGCTTCAAGTCGTGAGTTCGAATCTCACTCGCCGGTCCAGCGCCGCCTAAGCACATGCGGATGTGCAAGTTCTTGGTAAGAACGAGGCAATCAGTTCGAATCTGATATGCGGCTCCATACCCTGTTAGTGTAAGTTAGCACGTTCGGATAAGACCCGAAAGGTGACGATTAGATTGCGTAAAGAGGGGTTCAATCTCGTGTCGGCCAAGGGTAGGTCGGGCGGCTGTTAACCGTTTGATGAGGGTTCGACTCCTTCCATGAGAGCCACAGTCCAATGACAGGAAACGACAGTAAACTTGGTCCTGTCCAATATGTGTGGGTGTCGGTTAACGGCTAAACCAGCGGCTTCCAAACCCGCGACTCAGGGTTCGAATCCTTGTACCCGCGCCAAGTCGCGCTAGTGTCAACGGCTAGCACCAGACCCTTGTAACGTCTTAGTTTCGGTTCAAATCCGAAGCGCGGCTCCAATAATTCGCGTGTCTGCCTTCGAACCGGCACGTAGAAAAGCCTCTTGGCCTTCGGGCTAGGGGGCTTTTTGTTATGCCTTGAAAACGAGGAACCAATGACCGACGTACTCAGTTCCCAAGCAAGACCTGTTCAGAACGCACAGAAGCGTCAAACACAAGGTCAACCTAGGGGTGCCGCCTTCCAAACGAAGGCAACAGAAGTAAAGCGTCAGCGTGGTCGCCCCAAGGGATCGAAGAATAAGCAGAAGAGCCTTCTTCCCACAGAGTTAGCCAGTGAAATCCTGCTAAAGATGAGGGATGTCCTTCCACCCGATCATTACGAGTACATTCGTAGTGTCATTAAGGACGGTAAGGCGGTATCCGCTCAGCGCGAAGCACAGATCATGCTTCTACTACTCGGTCGCAACCTGATTCCTGTCATCCTTGAAGAGACAGTGAAGAATTCAGACGGCGACGAAGAGAAGTACTTCCGCAAGGATGTCACAGAGCGATTGAAAGTCTGGAATTCGGTGTTGAACATCGTCCACCAGATTGAGAAGACGGATGACGAAGGAACACCTGATAAAGAGAAACCAATTCTTAGCGTCTTTGAGAGAGCAGGGGTTGACGCCGGACGACTTAGAATCCTTATTGGTATCGAGTCCGACAGTGTGGGCGGAAGTCCTAACGGAACTGGAAGGCCAGAAGTTACAGTTAGAACCGTTTCAGATCAACTTCCTGAACGATCACTCAACCTTCCGGATAGTGAACAAGAGCCGACAGTTAGGGTTCTCGACCCTGATAGCGATAGAGACGACACATTCAGCAGCGACGAGGCGTAACTATAACGCCAACATCGTCTCTACAACGCAGGACGAAGCAGCCGACAAACTAAAGATCGGTGATATGCTCTACTCGTCCATCGATGACTTGTGGACTCCTTTTGGATTCAAGCCTGTTAAGTGGAAGAATGCCGCTGAGGAACTAGCGTTCCATCAGCCGCCATATACATCATCAGTTGTGTCCAAGCCGGGAACAAGTGCTGTTCGCGGTGGTAAGAAGGACATGTACTACGACGAAGCCGCTCACATTAGAGAGTTTGCTAAGTTGTGGCAAGCCGGTCTTCCGGCTATTATCCGAGGCTCAGGGCGAGTTACAGTTGTCAGTACTCCGCTAGGTCAGTCCGGACTCTATTACGATCTATGGAACACAGATAAGTGGTCGAAGCACATGGTTCCATGGTGGCACTCTAAGTTCATGGTCAAGGGCGGCACCTACGAAGATGTTGCCGAAGCCATGCTCAAAGCCCCTGAAATGGGAACAGAAGAGCGCATTGAGAAGTTCGCTTCTCAGAAGTTGATCGACATTCTGGAAATCGGATTTGCCGAAGGCAAGGGCATTCTAGAGTTCCAGACAGAATTCGAATGCATGTTCGTTGATGAGACAGAGGCGTACTTCCCTTACGAACTTCTCGTAGCGTGCAGAACTAACGACAAGCCTTGGCAGAAGTGGCCGAACCTATATCAGTCGGAATATCCACTAACCATGGGCGTAGACCTTGCTTCCAAGAGAGACTCAACCGTTATCACGGTAGTCGAACACGGTCCCAAGAAGAAACTGATCTACTTTCAGGAAATCAGTGCCGGTGAGCAGACGTATCCTGAGCAGTTTGACACAATTAAGAAACTCATCAAGACAATCCGACCAGCGCGTATCTCAATCGATGAGACTGGCGCTGGACAGTACTTTGGTGAACGCGCTCGACACGGTGAACTAGAGACATCTGGCGCAGTCGAGACGATCAACTTCACTAACGACATGAAAGAACGGTGGGCTACGACCTTTAAGGGCGACCTACAGACCGATAAGGTGGAATACCCTAATCATCAAAAGTTCTTTGCTCAGACTCACGGTATCAAACGAAAGAGAACTGAGACAGGGCGTTTCAAATTCGCTGGCGATCCCGACGACTTCTTCTGGTCGGCAATGCTGGCGCTTTACGGAGAAGAACGTGTACCAGTCAGATTCACTAGTCTTGGACGCTAAGTTCAGAAGTCAGGTTCTAGAAAACTGGAATCGAGACGAAGACAAGTACCGCCACCCGAAAGAGGACAACAAGGGCGGTCGAATCGACTTTGGCGTGTTTCCGTATGAGCATAGTCGCTCAATGCCGAAAGCACTTGCTCGACGCGCACACGACTACATAAGGGTTTTAACTAAGGTTTATCCCTTTCAACTCCGCTATGCCATGGGCCTTCCGCTGTGGAACCGATTCTGTGAGGAATGGTGCGACACGGGCGATGAAGCCAAGGCTCTAGGGGCCATATAGGTGAAGGATATAAAGTGTCAGAATTGCGGAACGCTTTTTGGAAAAGAAAGCGAAGGCATTCTGTCCATCAAGTACCGCGACTTGTACCGTTCCGCAGAAGGAAGGGTATGGGGGCCATGCCGTGGGTGTGGCAACGAAGTGGAATGGCCCGTGAGGGCGTCACAGAAGGCCAAGGATACCCGATAAATGACAGTTCAGGAGTTGGATAGGCTGGTCACAAAAACCGAAATCACGCCCGCGTCTAAGCGAGCGCTGAAAGAGGTTAGAAGAATCGTTCAGAGCGGTATCGAGACTGATCCTAAGGTCGGTCGAACCGCGTGGTCCGTTTCTTTTGATACGGTCAGAGGACTTCCTGTAAAGATGTCGTTCTCGTTTAAGAGGCTCTAATGGCAGCACGTAGAAAAAAGGCCGATGAGGTCGTACTAGAAAAGGCGCAAGTCACAATAACGCCACCGGGCCTTGGACCTAAGTTTGCTCTACTTGGTAACGCTAAGTCTGTATTCAACGACATTGCGGTTCACGAGAAGAAGGGGCAGATGGGCATCTTTTACGAGATGTACCGACAGCACCCTGTTATTCGCTCAGCAGTTGACCGCAAGGCTAACTTCCTTTCTACAGGCGGATTCAACATCGTTTCTTCGAATCCGCAAGAAACTATCGCGGTAGACAAGTCTAAGTCTGCTGCCCTGATGTCCTTCTTCCGAAAGTCGCAGTACCGCAAGTTGCTGCGCCTTACGTACAAGGACTTAGATATCTTTGGTGAGTCTTATTGGGTCATCATCCTTAGCCTGAACGGGACGCCTATGAAGGCGCGACGGTTGAATGCTCGATTCATGACTCCGATCATCATTGGCGGAGAGGTAGTGCGTTGGCGCTACGGTCCTGTCGCAAATGATAACGATGCCATTGAGTATCCAGATGAACTGATACTCCACTTTACTCTTGAAGACCCTGAAAGCGATGTGACGGGCATCAGCCCGCTGTACGCCCTACAGCGTTCCGTTGCTCAGGATATCTTCGCAATGGAGTACAACGAGTCGTTCTTTAAGAACGCAGCCCAAACAGGTACGATCTTCGTGGCTAAGACTGCTGACGCAGCGGAAGCCGCTCGCGCACGCGAATGGATCGAGGCCAACTACACCGGGCCAGAGAACGCACACCGACCGCTCTTTATCGAAGGAGATGTGTCGGTCGAGAAAAGCGTGTCTACTCGTGTCGAAATGGAGTTCATGGAGGGACGTAAGTTCCTGCGCCAAGAAATAGCAATGGTTCTAGAAGTGGACCTAGAGAAACTAGGTATCCACGAAAACTCAGGCCGCGCTGTTTCTAAAGAGCAGAACGAAGCCTTCCATTCAGAATCTATCCGCCCGCGTCAGATCATCATAGAAGACGAGATTAACTTCAAACTTCTAGAAACGATCTTCGGATGGGAGGATATCGCTGTCGAGTCAGTCGAAGCCGATCTTCGCCGCCGCCGTGAACAAGTTGACATTTGGGATCAGCACCAGAAGATGGGTCGAATGACTATCGATGACGTTTTGAACGAGATGGGTAGGCCAGCCCTTCCAGATGGACTTGGCTCTAAGCCAATGATCTGGACTCCTGCTGGAATCATGCCGATTGACATGGTACTAAAACTAGCGGAGCAACAGATGGTGGCTGAACCAATCAGTGGAGTCGGAACGACTGCCACTGGTCAGCGCAACCCTTCGAACGCCGCTCCGACCAAGCAGTTATCGCCAAATCAGGCGGATCAATCGAAACAGGGTGACAGATAGTGGATATGAAAAAGTTTGATTTCGATTTGGAGATGCCGCTTGAAAAGGCGACAACCGAAGATGGCCGATGGATTCTGAAAGGCGTAGCAGCCGGAACAGGGATCGACCTACAAAATGAGCGCTTGTCGCCGGAACTTGTCACAAAGTTCGCCGCGCAAATAGCGCAGCAACCAGTTCCATTTTTGAACTGGCACAACAAGAACGACGCTCTCGCAGAAATGGGAGAGGTCGTAAAGGCTTGGGTCACACCGAATTTCGATTTGGGTGTCGAGGTCGAGTTGGATCAGGATGACTACCGCGCACAGAAACTATGGCGTAAACTAGATACGGTTAACCCTAGAACGGGCAAGCCTTATCAGTATGGCATGAGCGTGTTTGGTAAGGTCCATGACTATAAGGACGAGTACGAAAAGAGTGCTGGTCGTGTTCGCACATTCTATGATGCGACACTAGAAGAGGTAAGTTTAACTACTAAGCCTATCTACACACCGTCATTCGGGACCGTTCTAAAGAAAGCCGCTGATGCGGCATCCGAGGGAGATATGTCAGAACAAGACACTCCGAACGTTACCGATGAAAAGGTAGCAGAAGAGAAGAGCGTAGAGAGCGCCAAGGAAGCAGCCGCTTCAGGACAGGAAACTTCAGAACCAGAAGTCACTACTGCCGAAGATAAGGTTGTCGAGAAGGCACTGTCATCGCGTACTAAGGAAGATGCTAAGAAGATCAGGGAACTGGTCGGTATGCATCGAAAAATGTCCTCACTTATCGCTGAGTTGGTTCTGAGCGATGATGAGGGTGCAACGGACACGGCCTCAGCCGAGTCTTCAGAGAAGGTCGTTACCAAGTCAGAGGATACTCAGACAGTTGCTAGCGACATCTTGGAGAAGGCTGCAAGCGAGATTGCCGGGTTGCGGGCAGAAATTAACGAACTAAGGGAGAGAATTCCGGCAACACCGGCTCCTGACGTTCTAGTTAAGAAGGCTGAGGAACAAGAGTTCTCAGAACTTATGAAGAGCATGTCGCCTTCAGATAAGTTGCGCTTTGGCCTTCGTCTCGCAGAGGAAACCAAAAAGAGATAATGGATATTCGTAAGGCACTTGATCTTGCATCAAGCGCTGCCACGTACCTTATCCCTGAGGTAGTCGATGGCGCTATTCGTGACTTCGCTTCAAAGTCTCCGACTTTGTACAACGCGGTCAACAAGCGACCATGGGCTACGGCTACATACTTCATTCGACAGCGTTTGAGCCTTCCTAGTGCATCTTGGAGCATTGATGGTGGTCCGCTACCATCTGCTACGGACAGCACTTACGGTAAGGTTTCGAACACGATGAAGTACTTGTACACTCGTGGAGAGGTCACTGGCCCTATGCAAGAGGCCGCTGGATCAACGTTTGACGCTTTGGCGCTAAGCATTGAGGAACACCAGCAAGCAATCGTAGAAAGGCTGTCTACGGACATTGCTACCGCTAACGGTGGTAACAATGACATTAAGGGTATTCTGTACCAGATTACCGACGACTCTAGCCTGTACACCGCCGATGGCGGTCCCGGTCAGGTTGTCGATGCTGGTGGAGACTATCTAAGCCTAAAGTGGCTAGACAAGGCTATCGACGCCGCAGCCGAAGCATCAGGAACGGGAGTTGTTGGTGCGGGCGCTACGATGGCGGTTGCAACTCGTCCAGTCATGAGGATGATTAACTCATTGCTTCAGGCTCAGCAGCAATTCGTCAACTCGACGGAAATCGCCGCTGGCTTCCGGGTAATGACTTATGACAGTCTTCCGTTCGTGCTTGACAATCACTGGCGCGACAACAGCAAGATTCTGTTCTTCGATGCTTCGAAGGCAACCTTGCTTGTCCACAAGGATTGGACGTACGAGGAACTGGCGAAGACTCGTGACAGCGTTGACTACTTCATCAAGGGCTACTTCGGTTTCGCTCTTGAAGGTGCAGCATCGTTGCTACAGAACTTCACCCTAACGCCGGATATTTAAGGTGAGTGGAAGGGGCTAGGCTTCGGCTTGGCCCCTTTACTCCCATGTGGAGAGACTAATGGTTGATGTACAGGATCGCAATGACGCTGAGTTAGAGCGAGCCAGTGAGCAGTACCTACACGGTGCTGAAGGAATGCCAGTTCAGGACGATCAAGATGCTCGTGTCGCTCTTTCCGAAGAGTCACATGACGACGTTGATAATGACGAGTTGGCTACCGAACTAAACCACGACACCGTTCAGGTGGCGGGTGGAGATTTCGATGTCTATACTGGTGGCAACATTGTGAATGATGTTTCACCGCTAGAAATGGACACGCTCGTAAGAGACGCCTTCGATGCTGGTGATATCTTCGAAACAGCCGGTCAGGTTCCGCCTACCGACTATGAGGATGCATCAAGTCTCGCAGAAGGCGTTGATCCGATGTTCTTGGTGGAAGCATCAAAGAAGACCGGAGAGAAGTTCTTCTAAAAGGAGAAACAATTGGGCAAAACAGTTACGCTAAAGCATCAGCGTCGTATGGACGCCAAGATGATCGTTTACTTCTACGACGGTCTTCTTGTTGCAGAAGGTGGGCTGCTGACAATCCCTGTAGAGAAGAAGAATTGGATCAGACGATCTTGGTTCAAGGGTTTCAATGAAACCGTTGACGGCAAGAAACTCTTCACAGAGAATGATCTAAACAAGTACGTACAGGAATCGGTCGAGGCTACAGAAAGGGAAGAAAAGAATGCGCGTGTTGATAGTGGGCGACAGCCCGATGCTAAAGACGGGGTTCGGACGAGTCAACGCCGAAGCAGCCCTAGCGTTTCAAAGTAAAGGATGGGAGGTTGCTTCCCTAGGTGGTCTAACTGACGGAAGCATCACTCCAACTAGTGATTATGGGGCTTTTTATGCACCCTCAGGCTACAATGGCGACGTTTGGGGCTTCCACGACGCTCCCGGCGTCATCGAAGACTTCAGGCCGGATGTCGTTTATACGACGTGCGATCCGGGCACTTTCGTCACGGCCTCTTCCGTTATACCAGATGGGAACCGTTTTCTCGGATACGTACCTATTGAGGGAGAGCCGATAGCGCAGAGAGACTGGCGCAAGATGCTTGGCATCCTGCCCTTCTTTACCTGTACTGATTATGGTACCAAGGTTGTCAAGCGTTACCTAGGCAAGAACGTTGACTACGTTTATCACGGCGTAGATCACGAGGTATTCAACACCGCTCCACGAGACAACGGGATGCGCGATGCAGTCCGTAAGCAGATGAAGTGGGAAGGCAAGTTCGTGGTAGGAGTCGTTGCGACCAACGTTCGTCGCAAGCAGATTCCGCGTATCATCGAAGCGATGAGCATTCTAAAGCACCAGTACAAGCAGAAGGACATTGTTCTGTATCTGCACACGGTACCTTACCAGCACTACTGGCTGGACGGCTGGAATCTTCCAGAGGTTGCTGAAATGTACGGAGTTCAGGACATTACGTTCTTCAACCCGTTGATGCACAAGTTTAACGCTAACGTTCCCGAACTAACGGGAGAGCCTAAGAATCCCGGCCTAGCAGAGATTTACAATTCGCTCGATCTGTTCGTCAGCGCTTCTCAGGTTGAAGGCTTTGGTCTTCCAACTGCTGAGGCGATGGCTTGCGGAGTTCCGGTAGTTGTTCCGAAATACGCAGCCGGTTGGGAGGTAGCATCACCAGCCGGTGTTGGTCTTCCGATCATAGATTGGGAAGTCCACAAATCGTCTACGCGCTACGGCAACGTTGATCCACAGGATATTGCGAAGGCTATCCTGCGTATCAAAAGAAACCCTAACGAGGCTCAGCGAATGTCTAAGGCTGGTCTAAGCCGCGTTCAGGACTACCAGTGGTCAAACTTCAGGACCATGGTTATCAACAAGGTCGAGGAAGTTGTTAATGGCGATCAAAGCAGCAACACAGTCGCGGAAGCGTCTGATCCAAGACCGCAAGAAGAAGACGGCGCAGGGCGACCTAATCAAGTCGGCAGCGGCGAAGCGTCGATACAAGACGGTGAACTTTAGTCTACGCGGCAAGGCAAAGGTAGCCATGTTAAAGGCTCGCCGCACTAACCTATGGCATAGGAAGCGTAAGAAGAAGAGAAGGTCAGCATAATGGCATTTATTACAGCCGCAGAACTAAAGAACTGGCCTCTTCCTGTTACGGACAAGCAGTGGCAGTTGATTGAAGGGGCCGGTGCCTATATCGACACTTTTATCGAGACGGCCACACAGAACATCAAGGACTACACCGAACACGATTTCGAACTTACTGAATACACTGAACGTATTCAAGGAAACAATCGTGCCAAGTTGTACTTGAATGAGTACCCGGTTGTTGAAATCTCTGAAATCTACGGTACTGATGTCTACCAGAACATTCGAACCGTAGAGCCTTCTGGCCTTATCGTTGATGGCAAGGCTGGACTGGTTGAGTGGGTAGACAAGTTTAGGAACCTGTGGTTCAGAGAATACATCTGGACCGTGACCTACACCGCTGGCTACGCCACGATCCCCGGCCCTATTAAACACGCAACCGGACTAGAGACTATCAAGTTGCTTCAGCCTCTCTTCAGGGGCGGAACCAACTTCAATCAAGTCGCCCTTGTGGAAGACATCGATGAGCAGATTGTCGATCTTCTGTACAAGTATAAGCGCAACAGGATCGGGTAGTGTTCAAGATAACGGTTGACCGAATGGGTTGGGTCGATACTCAATTCAACAGCATAGCGAAAGGTCTTGGACGAACCTATGAGACACTCAATTCGCCATTCTTGATGGCTGCTGGTGTTTCACCGATAGCACGTAGATGGTCAACCAACTTCACGTCTGGTGGCTCTCTGGTCGGTGGATGGAAACCTCTGTCTGCCTATACTCAGAGGGTTCGACAGGATCGAGGATACGGCGCTGACCATCCCATTCTCCGTCAGAGCGGCGCTCTTTATCGGGGCGCTATCGACTCCTTTATCAAGTGGGGTTTGAATAAAAATAACCTCTCTGTCCGTATTGACCCTACACCGCTTCGCACAGGTAACAAGTCGCCATATGGCGGCGGTGACTTGGGTGAGGCTGGTTACTCAGGGGAAACTTATGTAAGTGGTCAAACTTATTCCCGCACGTTCTCCGCATCTATTCAGGGCGCTAAGGCCATGAATCAGATCGGTGGTCCTGTGCGGTTTGCATCCGGTTCGGGATGGGTTAACATGCCCGCTCGACCTTTCTGGTTCTTCGATCAGGAAGGCTTGGATGGCGCACTAGAGCAGATTAGTAAGTACTTTGTTGCCAACATATTCGAAGGAATGCCTGAGAGTACGGTAACGTCAGTGTACTCTATGTCAGCAGGAAGAACGGCAGGACTGTAGTGGAAGAAGTTATTGACAAATTGATAGAAGAAGTGAGGACTCTCAACGATGATAGTCTTCAGGACTTTCTGCCGCTAACGGATGTCAAGTGGGACGATCCGGGCTTGGTACTCGTAGATGAGTATCCGTATGCATTCGTCGCTCCCGTAGTAGACGAGCCAAAACTAGAAACTGTCGGTAGAGCCGGATACGATGTCCGCAATCTTGTTATTAACATCGTCTTCGTTATCAACCAGTCCGACTACTTTGACCCACTCGTTTCGGAAGTCTCTGGCTCCCGTGAGTTGGTCCGGGCTTCCAGCCTTCTACGCGCCCACTTGCGTAGGCTAGGGAAGCGCCAACTTGATGGTCTGTCGGGCGTTCGCAATCTTACCGTTCAGTCCACTAACTTTGTGCCGGATGTGCGAGGCGATGCATTCGTAAGGTCGGCAGTCACCACGCTGATAGTCGAAAGGCAATATCAGCATCAGGATTAAACCGGAGTAAATATGACTCTTTCCTCAGTGGGATATGTTGGTTACGGTATCGAATCTACAGAAGGTACGACCGTTGCCCCAACTATCTTCCTACCCGCAAGTGCTTTCAACGTAGACAGCACTTGGGACTACATCATTCCTGAGCAGTTGCGTGGATCACGCGACCGATCAGTTGCTATGCCTAGTGCATACTCTGTCTCAGGTTCGATGGATATGGAGTTGGTTCCAACAGGAATCAGAAATCTCCTAAAGAGCGCGGTTTCTCACTCTGGCACTATTACCCCTTCCAGCCTTGGAAGCGGCGCGTATTCAGCAACGTTTACGCCGGGTAATGCCAGCACTCCGACCTTCACGTTCGAAAGTAGCCTTGGCGACATTTTGGTAATGCGTTACGGTGGTATCCGAATTAACACCTTGGACATCAGCGCAGCATTCAACGAAATTGTCACCGCTTCTTGGGGACTAGAAGGTACGACACGAGAAAGCCGTGGCTCATCAACGTCATCTGAGTCTTACGATGATGTTCTACCGTTCCACTTCACAGGCGCGTCTGTCTCACGAGATAGCGTTGACCTTGGGAACGTAAAGAACTTCACGTTCACTCTTGGCAACAACGTAGAAAGGATTGGTACCCTTCGCAAGACTCGTTCTTGGAAGCGAACCGCCCTTGGCGTACGTGATGTTGGCCTGTCGTTGACAATGGACTTCACCGACGACGATGACTTCGACTTGTTCTTGAATGAGAGCGAGTTCGCAGTAAGTCTTGACCTTGAAGGCGAGACAATCGGCGGAGGCTTTAAGCACAAGTTGACGATTGATATTCCTCGCGTTCGATGGAACATGATCGGTGCGCCGCTAAACGCTGGCGACTACATCGAGCAGTCTGTCGAGGCGACGATTCTTCGTCCGCTTAACGGTGATCCGATCTTCGATCTGACACTCGTCACTGACGAGTCAACGGCGTTCTAAGAGAATTACTGACTCTGAGGGGAGTGACTTCTTGCCGCTGCCGCTCCCCTCACTTAACCTCACAGAAGGGAAAAACTTAAATGGGTGTTCTAAAACTGGTGGGAAACGAAACCACCAAACTCGATCTAGGCGAGGGTGATTACCTAGAGGTCCGTCAGGGCGTTTCTAAGAAGCAGTTCCGAACGCTTCTAGACAAACTACCGGCTGATTGGGATTCCGATAAGGGATTCACGCCGGGTCAGGCAGATGACTTCTCAACTGCATTGTTTGAGATGATTGTCACTGGTTGGAGTTTGGATGTTCCGGCAACTCCGGAAAACTACCAAGAACTAGACCGTGGCGCTGCTGCCGTAGTTGATGTTGCATTGATTGAACACTTCAACGGACTAACACCAACGCAAGACGAACGTTCTAAAAGCAAAAGAACTAGCAAGTAACCTTTCGCTTCCGAACATTAACATGCGCTCCTTCATGGAGAAGCATCCCGAAATCGCTGATGCATATTCACTCTACGTTCTCTGTCGGAACCAAGTTCCATATGAGTACGAGTTCATGCAGAGCGGCAAGGGAAGGCGCATGTTGCTTATGTATACCACCGGCTTATCCGTGCTGCCCTTCGAAGGCGGCGTCATGGATCAGCCAGAAAGGATAATGGCCTACTTCGAATCGTTCCTACAGGGCGACGAACAGGGCTTTTACACCCGGCTTCAAAAGAAGCAATAACAGGAGGCCCATGCTAGGACTACACAAGGTTAACACTAGATGTTAAATGTGTGCAGTCTTGGTGTGGGCCTCTTTTTTCGTGCCTAGGTAAAGATGGTCGCTGCAAGTAGTACCGCAACAATTACATTACGACTAGCCGTTGCCGATGATGAGGCATGGAGTGGTGTTGTTCGTCAACTGAACGACATGAAGACCACCCTTGCTGAATTCGGAAAGGGTGCTGCTGGCAAATTGAAGTTGATTGATGATTTCAAGAAACTTCAGACCGAACTAACAGACACCAAGGCTCAACTTGACCGTGCCCTTCAAGCGATTGAGAAACTCGGACAGGAAGAGTCTAAGACTGCTCAGCAGACAGACAAACTAAAGAACGCAACTTCGGGTGCTAAGGGTGCCCGCATTGAATACTCTAAGGTCACTCAGACAGCGACCGCCTACGAAAAAGAACTAACCGCTCGCGTAAACGACTACCTACGCAACAGCCCTAAGGTTACTGACGCAATCCTGAAGCAAGTAAAGTCTCGTGTCGCAGACGAGATGGAGATGGAGCGTCAGGCAAAGTTGATGCAGGACCAGATCGTAAAGTCAAAGCAAGAGGCTGCTGCTAAGGCTGCTGCTGCTAAGCAGTGGGTATCTGGCGCTCGTGATGCTATCTCTATGGAGAAGCAGCAACGCGCAGCACTCGATACACTGATCGCTCGTCTAGAGGTTCTGCGAAAGAATTCAACACTGTGGAACAGCAACCAGTTCTCAGGATTCAGAGCGCTATATAGTGAGTTGAAGAGCCTTCAGGGTGGTCTATCTAAGACCGCTGCTGAAGCAGTCAGGACAGGCAAGGCGCTTGATGCTGGCAAGATCAAGTCATACGCTTCCGCCGTTGACCGCGCCGACTCATCTCAGAAGAGATGGGGCGAAGACATGCAGCGAGTCTCCGGAAGGCTGACCTTCTTCGAACAGCAAATGGACGCTGTTCTCCGTGCCTCATATAGATTCAAGGCTGCTGGTGCTGACCTAGAAAGGTTTGCTCGTGGAATCTTCAATGGATTCAAGAGCGTCATGCAGACCTTCGGTGACTTCGACTTCGCTATTCGCAGGGCCGCTGGTTCTATCGGATTCTTTGACGAGGCGGCACAGAAGGGATTCCTTGGTCGTGGCGAGAACGGAATAGAGAACAGGCTGAGCGCCTTGTCAACCGCAGCGCTAAACGTTGCGCGTGACATCAAACTACTGCCAGTCGCGGATATCGCTCAGGGCTTCTACTATTGGGGATCGATGACAGGTGTTGTCGTCAATAGTATGGATGACCTTAACGAACTAGTTAAGGGACACACAGCAGTCCTAAAGGCTGCAACAATGACAGAGGTTGGCTTTGAGGCTGCTCTAAAGGGCGTGTACTCGGTCATCACACAATTCTACCATGGCGACCTATCTAAGACGACTGACGTTGTAGAGAAGTTGTTCTACGCAACTCAGAAGACCGCTGCCGAGTTTGGCGACCTAATCCAGTCCTTCAAGATGGTTGGTCCTGTCGCCGCATCGCTAGGCGTTAAGTTCGAAGATGTCCTACAGCAACTTGGCGATCTTGCTGACCTTGGTATGCGAGGAACGATGGCGGGTCGAGCCATCCGACAAATCTTCATTCAGTTGGTTAAGCCAAGCAAGCAAGCAAAGGAAGCGCTAGAGGGCACCTTCCAAGGATTCCTTGCTGGCTTCAGCGAGATGGACGACGCTGTTCAGGCAAGAATCCAAGACGTAACTAAATACGGATCGTACTACGAGGCCGTTTTCCCTGAGGGCAAGTACGCCGGTATAAAGAATCAGATTCACGTTCTGGCCGCTATGACCATGGACTTGGGTGATGCTCAGCGCAAGAATCTTCTTGGCGTGATGTCAACGGCTAACTCTGTTCCTGTTCTACTGGCCTTGGTTGACCGCGAGATTCGCCGCATCCAGACCGGAATGCCTGACCTAGCGAAGTTCGACCTATTCCACGGCGACCCACATAAGTACTTTGAGGAAAACTGGAAGGGCATATCAGACTCGTGGAAGGCTGTAGTCGGCGGAATGCAGCGCACATGGGAAGGCTTGAAAGTATCTATCGGTTCGGGAATAGCGGATTGGGCTAAGCCAGTGATCGAGTACCTAAGCAAGATTGTTGATAACGTTCGACAGTGGGCTGAGGCTAATCCAAAGGTTATCGAGGGCTTCTCTAAGTTCGCAGCGTTTGTCGCCGTTGTCACAGGAATAGCCGGTGCCCTTCTTGCTGCTGCTGGCGCGGTCATGGGACTTGGCGCTGTAACTTACGTCTTCAAGAACGCAATCATCGACGGTGGCAAGTACAAAAACGTTCTAGACGGCATCGTTGTTTCGGCAAAGGATGTTGGCAAGTCGATCAAGGCCGTAGGCACAGAAGCGGGCGCAGCAGAGGCTAATTTCGCTGCCATGGCCCGTGGAGGCGTAAAGGTATTTATCGGCGCTCTAGGGGCCGTTATAGCCATCCTAGAGGCCATTCAGAGGAACTTTGACTACATCAAGGTCCGTGTGACGGACGCTTGGAAGATCATGACTGATGGAGCCTCAGACGCTAACAAGGTTCTTGACAGTATAGTAAAGGTTCTAGGCGACATTCAGGACGGAGTTAACACCGTATTCGACCTTATGGTTCGGCGCGTTGCTGACGCGATTGTTGTCACCGCCCAACTGGTAGATGGATTCGGAAAGATCGTTGATAGCATAGGCGGTGTGTCCGACGCTCTTGGTGGGCTAGGCAAGATTCTAGGTATCATTCTTGGGGCAGCGATCCTAACGTCCCTAATCAGAATGTTTACTCAGTGGGGCTTGATAAAGGGCATCGTTGAAAAGGTTCAACTAGCAGTGCTGGCTGCGCGTATCGAGATGATTAAGTTCTCAGGTACGAGCGCCGCCATGGGTGTGATCCCCGCTATACAGGGACTAATCGCAACAGGCTTCCGTGGAATAGCGGCAGCGGCAAGAGCGGCTTGGGCTGCTACCGGCGTTGGTTTGGTAGTGGTCGGTTTGTCGTTGTTGGTAGAGTGGATCGGCAATGCAAACAAGTCAATGGATGACCTTATCGCAACGACTAAGGCTTCAGCCGCCGCCTTCGGTGAGCAAGCAGATGCAGCGGAGCAGATGGCTCGTCGTGTCGCAGCAGCGCAGATCGACGCACAGGCCGCAATTCAACGCGCACAGGCTAAGAACTTCCTAGACAACACACAGGCTCCTGCACCGGGAACGGCTGAGTCATACGGCATCTCACTAGTTCCGGGTCTGCCTTCGCGCCTAAGCATTGCTAACGATATAGACAAGATCAACAGTATGACCGACGAGGCATACCACAAGTTGCTTGAAGAAACCAGCAAGACCATTCTTGACGGCTGGAAGGGCTACGTTGACAAGGTAAACGCTGAAATCATTAGGAACGGCGGCGACTACCAGATTCAGTACGACTTGTTCTTCGAAGAGATGTCTAAGACAAACTCGATTGCTAACAGTGTGCTGACTGGCAGTGACGAACTGATGAAGTCGTTCGCTGCTGAAGTCTCACAACTTGATCCGGGCCTAAGCGATAGCGCAATCGAAGCAGCGTACAAGACCCTAGGAACTAAACTAGGAGTAAGCCTTGCAGACGATTGGGGCATAACCCTTGACGAGTTCAAGAACACCTTCTTCAGCGAAGCCGCGCAGCAAGAGGCTGAGCGCCTAAACGCTCAAAAGTTCTGGACACCGCTAGTCCAAGGCATAATTGATTCCGTCAACCCTCAGAGCGTTGGGGATTGGGAAGGAATCATCAATGCTCAGGTTGGCCCGTTCGGTACTACAATTGCTGACCTTGTTGCTAAGGGTCTACTATCAGATGAAACGATTAAGGCTCTTACTGACGGAGTGTTCCAAGCACAAGAGGATGCGATTGCCGCAATCGAACTTGGATCGCAGAGTTCTGAGTTTATCAGCAACACTGCTAAGAAGTTCAGTGCCTTACTAACACGATTCATCGGTGACACGTTCGCTCAGGTTGCTCCTGAGTGGGACGAGATTGCTAACCAACTAGAGATGGCTACAAGGCTCGGCCAGAACAAGACACCTGACGAAATCTACAGACTGATCTTTGAGAGTCAGGTAAATGGTCTTGATTCGGGCAACCTTGAAAACGCAATCAAGAACGGGGACTTCGGCACCTACCCTAAGGCGCTGCAAGAAGGCTGGAAGGCATGGCTAGAGCAGTTGGCTCAGTTGGGATCGCTGGATGCTCAGTCTATGCTAGACATCCTAAACGCAAGTGACAAGACCGGCGACAACCTAGACACTGCATTCTCGGACTTCCTAAAGAGTACCCGTGAGAACTTCATCAGCGTTGTCACTGGCGGCATCCGAAAGAGTTTCAAGGAACTAACCAAGGAACTTCAGAAGCGTCTGGACAATCCTGCCAAGTTTGGCGACAAGGCTTCGATTACCAAGTTGATTAAGCAAGCCGCTGATCCGACAATACTGTTCGCCATGCACCAGACAGACGACACTGTTGCCCGTCAAATGGCCTTCGATTGGTACACCAACAACTTCGTTACTCCGGTTATCGGTGGTATTCAGGAAGCAATTAAGAACGGCGATACCACGCGGGCGCAGAACGAACTTGAAGGATTCATTAATGATGTCACTTCAGTCGATCCCGCGTACTTTGCTCAACTAGACCCTACCATCGCTCAGGGCATCCTTTCGTGGATTCAGAGCCAGTCTCAGTTGAACATTCCTCAGGAAGATATTGATGCTATTACCGCTCTTCTACAGACTGCCATTAACGGTAGCGTCGAGGGGGTCAAGCCGCCTCAGGTAACTCCACAGCAGAACCGCCAACTATACAACGAGTGGTTCCAAGACTGGAAGAATGGTATCGATCCAACTAGGCCGGGTGGCGGTGGTGGAGGAAATGGCGGTGGGCCTGTTCTTCCGCCCGGTGCGCCAACAGCGGATCAAATCAAGCAGGGTGTTACGAACGTAGTTCAGACAGGAATAACTAACGCGCTCCCTGCAATTCCGGGCTTGTCGATGCCTATTGGCACCGCGATAGTTAACGGTATCGTTAGCGGTATAAACACTGCAACGGTTAACTTCACAAACACCATGAACACCATCCTTGGAAAAACAGACGATGGAATCTCTACCGCTTACAACGGTGGTCATTCAATCGGTTCTTCGTGGATGATGGGAATCATTGCTGGCATCAACTCCAAGTGGAGTGCCTTTACAACCAAACTAGATAATGTTCACGCGCAACTAGGTGGTTCTCTTCCTGAGGCTGGCCCGCTACAGCACCCTGATCGCGGTGGTCAATCTATTGGTGATACATGGGGTACGGCGCTGGCTAAGGCTGTTGACGAAACAACCAAGAAGACCAAGCACCCACTAGAAAAGATTCGTAAGGAACTGGCTGCGGCTCGCAAGTGGCTAGTGCATCTACAGAAACTTAATCGTCCAGACGACTACGGTTATTACGAACGACAGATACAGCGTCAGCAAGACCGCATCGATAAACTTGTTCGAAAGTTGAACGGAAGGGACGACAAGGGCGGAAAGGATGGCAAGGGCGGAAAGGATGGCTCCGGAACTGGCAACAACGGTGGCAAGGGAACGACTGGTGGCGAGACTGGAAAGAACGGCAAGCCCGGAAAGGGCAACACGCCGGTTGACAATTTCCTAGGTACCATTCGTGAGTGGCGAGAAAAGATCAGCCAGTTGAAGGAAAAGATTCGCAGACTTCTTGTTGGTGGTCTAACTGAGGAAGAGAAACTACGCAAGCGCGAGTTTGAGCAGTACATCTCTGACTACAAGTGGAAGATCGACCATATCCACACTGGTCGCCACGGCAGAAACGGAAACGGTAATGGCAACGGTAATGGCCCGAACGAAGGAGACACTCGCGGAGACGCGACAGTAACAGATGTCACAAAGAGAAAGATTGAAATCCACATTGACGTTGAAAGCAAGGATGGAAGCGTCAACCGTGTAACACAGGCCGCAATCAGAAAGGGCGTAATGGACGCTCTCGTTCTGGCGGATATCGAACATATGGTAACAGTAAGTTAAATGCCTACAGTAACAGTAACGTCAACTAAAGACGCCAGCGCAACTCGCGCACCAGCAGATTTGGATGCTGCAACAACCTTTAGTGGTTGGAACGGAGAAGAAGAACACGGCCCTATAGGTAAGTTCGGATCAAGCGTTTGGGATGCAGTAGGTAGAAGTTTTGCCTACTTCCCCATCTCCTTTACCGGCATGACCACAATCGAAAGCGCCGTTCTTCACTTCATGCAGCGAGACAACGATATATCCAACAGCGTTGCACACTGCAAGCCGACAGGCGGAACAGCATTGTCGTTCGACATCTACCGCATGGTTCGGGATTGGGGCGAGACGCCTCACCCCGCTGAGAACACTTGGACTGGTGGCGGAACTTATGCTTTCAACAAGAATGCTCTTCAGGTTAACGGCAGCAGCCAAACAAATTGGGTTACAGAGGGATCGGCCACGGCTTCGTTTACTCAGGCCGACGACCATTGGGAAACAGTTGATGTTACCGACATAGTTACCGCTTGGTGGAATCACTCTAAGGGTGTTCGAAGTGACGCGCCTAACTATGGTGTGATCTTTGTTAACACTAACGAGACTTCATCGGCAAAGGGTGTGGACATCTACAGCCGAGACTATACCTCTGGTAGAACACCATACATTGTCGTTACATACAACTCAAACACCAGACCGAATGCCGTACCTGAAACTGGCCGAAGCCCTAGCGGTTCGTCCGGTTCACCTACGATTGTCAATACGCTTACTCCTACTTTCTCTGGACAGATAAGCGATCCTGATGCTGGCGACTACATCACTCGCGTGGCAATAAAGGTCTACCGATCATCAGATGGTGTAACCATGTGGGATGCTCAGTTTGCTCCTACAGGTCATCCGACAACGTTTAACTATCAGTATGCCGCGACACCAACACAACTCATTACTCCCCCGGTAGCGCTGGTTGGAAACACGAAGTACCATTGGGCGTGCTTGGTCATGGATAGCGGTGGATTGTGGAGTCCTTGGAACCAGTACGATTACTTCCTACCTAACACTCCGCCTAACGCACCGACTGTCTCAATCCTAGAAACTCCAAGTACAGATGTCGGAACGTTAACACCTACTGTGGTTATTACCCACAACGATCCCGATCCGGGTGATACCGTTCAGCACGGCTACCAGATCATCGTTGAAAAGGTAGGCAGCACTCAGGTCTACGACTCTGGTGCAGTTGACCTTTCATCTGGTGAATGGGCGACCACAAAGCAAATTGCTCTTGCCACACTGACCGACCCTGATGATGCAAACGCTTGGGGAACTTCGTTCCGAGTCAAGGCACGTACAAAGGATGCGAACAATGCTTGGGGTTCGTATTCGGGTTGGGTTACGTTTACTACTCACGCGGCTGGTGCGCCTATCAGCCTTGCACCGGCTGACGACGAAGTAGCGCCTACGACTACCCCAACATTGACGGGTAACAGGGCAAACTCTACAGACGTTATAACTAGTTACCAGATCATCCTATATGACGACAGCCTGACTCAGATTTGGGACTCAGGAACGCTTACCACCGGAATAAGCAGTGGTGCTACGTTCTCAAAGGTCTACTCTGGTTCTGCTCTGTCTACGGGTGCATTCTACCAGTGGAAAGCAAGGATCACTTCGTCTGTCGGAGGAACATCTGCCTACAGCGCTTTGAAGCGATTCAAGGTTCAGTCTGACGCTACGGTTCCTACTCAGACTTCTCCTTTGGGAACTGGAATTCAGGGTGGAGGATCAAACCCTCTGCGTCCTGCGTTTGTCGGCCAGAGAACGTCGTCTGCATTTAACAGTTACCAGATTGAGGTTTATCCTAGCACAGCAACAACGGCTAACCTAGGCACTCCGTACTACTCGTCTGGAACACAGACCGCAACTCTATCTGGTTCCGGTCCTTGGGTATTTACCTTGGCCGCTGATACTGTTACAGCCCTAGAGTGGAACACAACATACAAGTGGAGAGCGCGAGTCTTCGTGACTGCTGGCTCAATCTGGTCTGACTGGTCTGGTCTTGCATCGTTCACGATGGACTCTGCTGGCACGCCAACACTAACAACTCCTACAAATGACCAGTGGATAACAGACAGCACTCCTGACTTCACAATCACTCGCGCTGGCACTGACACCATCGATCAGATGCAAGTGAGAGTGTACGCCTCAAACGGTACTACGTTGATTTGGGATTCAACCATGACCAACGTAGCCAATGCTACAACCGGAACGATCACGTACGCCGGAACAGCGCTTACCGGAGGCTACTACTGGTGGGAGGCAAGATACCAGAAGACGACCAACGGGCCTATTGGCAATTGGGCTAGCAAGAAGAGATTCCGCTTGAACAGTGTGCCTAGCGTACCGACAGAACTGAAGCCGGATCAAGGCGAGGTTCTTGTGGAAAGCCTACTGCCTGTTTTCGAAGCACGCTTTAATGACGATGATATCGCTGTTGTCGGTGACTACCCTACAGAATGGGAGATTGTTGTCGAACTGAATGACAGTCCTTACACAAACAAGGCGACTATCACGGTAACTTCCGGACTTCTTGTTGGAGTTAACAGTTACACGTACAGGTCTAACCTTGCGCTTGGCACGCAGAACACGCTGTCTTACGCGGTCGATTATCGATGGAAGACTAGGTTCATGGATTCGAAGGGAGAGTGGGGAGCATATAGTTCTTACCAAACTTTCCGCGCCGCGATCCAGCCTAACTCAACCGGGATGACACCATCAGAAGGTTCTACTGTAAACGTGGTTCGTCCTACAGTAACATGGACGTATGACGCTCAGAGTGGTTCGGATCAGTACGCTATTCGCCTATTGGTCTTTAAGGTGGTAGACAACACGGCTACCGCTGAAGAGAAACTCGCTGGAACAGATAGTGAAATTCTGTCACCTATTGCTAATGTCTACAAGATAATGGGAAGCAGTGGCTTCGACTACCAGTTTGAAAGCAACTACTTCCAGAACAATGAAGTCTATGAGATACGACTGGCCGTAATTAACGCGGACAACCTAGAAGACCCAACGCCACAAACAAACCGCGTGTGGGTCTTGCTAGACGCCCCTGATCCTATCACTGGCCTTTCGCCTACCGCTGTTGAAGACAGGTCTGTTATTGAATTGAACTGGACCGCTGCGACAATGAAGACCAATCACACCTTCGTCGCATACAACGTCTACAAGAGGCTGAGCGGGGACGACGAATGGACTTACATTGGCTCTACTTCGGGAAGAACGCTCACCACATACGACGACTGGTACGCGGGTCAAGGCGTTCTATACGAGTACAAATTGACCGTCGTAACCACTAAGACAGGCGTGGGTATTGAACTTGAATCTGGCGACGATCCCGATGGCGGTAACATTGCGGAAACGCAGTTGTCGAGTGATGTGTGGATGTTCGTCGGTGCCGACAGGAACGAAGAGCATATCCAAGAACTTCCTGTAAGCGATGAGTCTCACCAGAGAATCGTTCAGCAGGAGTCATTCGAAACGCTTGGCTCAGACAGAAAGGTTGTTATCCGAGGGTTCGTCCTAGGAAATGAAGGAACGATTTCTATGGTCTACATAAACCAAGAGGTTCCTTCGCCTGAAGACCCACAGGTAACGATCAACGAAACCATTCTTGGCCGAAGGATTCTGGACTACTTGACTAAAAACAAGGGACCGCACATCTTGAAGTCACCGTTCGGTGATGTTTGGGATGCCGAGTTCGAAGGCCCACAGTATAAGTGGCAGCAAGGTGGCAACCTAAATGTCGATCTGAACTGGACTGAGACTGGCGAGACAAGTATGGTGTCTATCTAATGTGGCAAGTCAGCGATATCTTCAAGCAGACTCTAAGACAAGAACATCAGTACGCATGTAAGGCTGTGCTTCTCGATACCGATTTTCAAGAGGTAGAGGGGGGCACAATCTTCAGCGCCAACCAGACCAACAACATCTCTAACTTCATCTCTGATGGAAACGTAGATGTTGATACCACTAGAGGAACGCGACGAACCTCAGAACTAACTTTGCTGAATCCTACGGCAGAGTTCACACCGGCAACGGAAGACTTTGACCCGGAAGGCCCGTGGGTTGGAAAGATTTATCTCAATCGAGTAGTCAGGCTCTACAGGGGACTCTACATCGTTGGAACGCCAACCTACGTGCCTGTGGGAACGTTCATGATTGATAACGCCGAGATTCTTGTTGAGCGCAACATGAGCCTTGTCGTTCTAACAATGAGCGATCTTTGGAAGAAGATTTCCAAGAGTTACACGTTGAAGCCGGTCAACTATCCGATAGGCACACCGTATATGTTGATCGTCCGCGACATCATCGCTGACACTGGTGTGGATCAGCCTCTTGCTCCGATCATAGACAACCTAGACGGAAGAAGCGACGACGAGAAGACGCTTGCCAAGAAACTAACAATTGAAGAAGGAACGTCTCGCGGTGACTGGCTGAAAGAGCGCTGCGCGGAATGGGACATTGATGCGTACTTCGACCCTATGGGTCGGTTCATCGTTCAGGATCGCAAGGCTGCGAGGGACAAAGCACAAGTATGGCACTTTTACTCTTCGGAAGACAGGACTGGAATGTTGACCAACGTAAGGCGCTCGTTCACAGACGACAACCTTTACAACCACGTCATTGTGATTGGTGGCGGCGCAGACAATCCGATCAGAAGGGAAAGGGTAGACACAAACCCATCGTCAAAGACCAACATTGATCTAATTGGCGACAGGGTTTGGATGATTAAAGACGACAAGATTGATAGCGGAGCCAAGGCAGACAAGGCATTGAACAAGGCTTGGGACGTTCGCTTCCAGATCACAGAGACGGTACAGTGCGATACGATCTGCAATCCTGCCCTAGAGGGCGATGACGTTATTCGCATCACTGAAAAGGACTACGCCAAGATCGACAGCCAGTACAGGCTTTCTCGTTTCACGGTCCCTCTTGTCAGTTCTCGACAGACGATACAGGTTACGAACATCAGAAAGGAGACTGACTTCTAATGGGCCACGGTGACGCACAGAGAATTATAGATGTCATCCGAAAAGCCACGGCTCAGGGAATGCACTCTGGCGCTCAGATCGAGTACCAGTACGGCGAGATTGCGGAAGTCGTTGAGGGCGATGTATTTGTCGAGGCAAGCGCCTACCTAAACAGCAACTATGAGGCCGCATCTGAAGGCTTTAGGGTTCCTGCGCTTATGCACGTAAGTGCCGGGGACTACGGCTTCTTCGCAGTTGACCATGGTACTGGTGGAAAGTGGGTGGTCGAGATTCTTCCAAACAGTCTCTACGCTAAGTTGAGTATTGATGTAAATACTGGAATGCTCTACGTCGGTGACGGCGACTCAGAAGGCACTCCGATTGTTCCGGGTGAGGGTGGCGGCTCTGGTAGTCGCGCTTTCGCCTATTTTGTGAGTTAGATGTTAACACTTGAAGCAACACAAACACTGAGGGGTGTCGCTGAATCGGCAACCACAGTCACAATAACAGTACTAGGCGATGAGTCTGACACTAGCGGAAGCGCGGAGGATTTCAAGACTCTTTATCAGGGCCAATTAGCCGCTGCCGCCGCAACACTTTACACTGCGCCAGCGAGCCACTCTGCTCTAGTTAAGACCATCACGGTTCGTAACACTAACGCTGGTGCGACTAAATGGTTTGAGTTGTTCATCGGCGGAACAGCAGCGGCTAACTCGATTGCTAAGTTCACGATCCCTGCTGACGGCACTGCGGTCTACGATGGCAATGCGTGGTCTATTTACAACGCTTCAGGTCAGGTCAGCCTAGTGGGTTCCACAGGCGCAACGGGAGCAACCGGCGCTACTGGCTCTACCGGAGCAACAGGAGCGACCGGCGAGCCAAGCGGCCACAAGTACACATGGAAGTCAAGTACCACCATGGCCGACCCGTCAACCGGCAACATGCGCTACAACAACGCGACCCCGGCAAGCGTCACAGCCATTGCTATTTACGAAACAGATGCTAATAGCATTGATGCTTCTGGATTCCTGAGCGCACTGGACGACTCAACCAGCACGTTAAGATCATACATTACAATCAGAAACTCATCTGGTTCTGTTCGCCACACCTACTCGATATCAGCGGCGATTACGGACAATGGCTCATGGGATCAATTGACGGTCACATGGGTAACAGGAACAGGTACGTTCTCCGCCGATGACACTGTGTATATCGCTGGATCAAGAACTGGTGACAAGGGTGACACGGGTGCTACGGGTTCGACAGGATCAACAGGTTCGACAGGAGCGGCTGGTGCTGATTCGGGTATTCCTTGGAAGTACAGCACCACAACTACAAACGCCGATCCTACTGCCGGTTTCTTCCGCCTTAACAACGCGACCATAGCATCGGCAACAGCACTATATATCTCTGAGACAGACAACAACGCCAACAACGTTGCAGCATGGATCGCAACTTGGGACGACTCGACAAACACTTCTGTCAAGGGATACATTCGATTCGTCAAGCAAGGAACACCGGCAACGTTTGGTATCTTCTCGTTCAGCGCAACGCTGACAGACAACGGTACTTGGGACACATTTACAGTTACACACGTTGCTTCTGCCGGAACTTGGTCTAACAACGATGTGTTCATTATCACAGTTGCTAGGACAGGAGATGTTGGAGCGACAGGCGCGGCGGGCACTAACGGTTCGAACGGTGCAACCGGAGCAACTGGTCCCGCTCCCGCTGGTCAGTTGTGGCTCTCTACCGCTGGCATGTGGCCTTCTATTACGAACGGTGCTGGATATCCGACACTGATAGAAATGGCGACAAACAAGAACACTGTTTGGGGCGCTTCATTTGCTGACGCAGTTACCTCTTATCTAGAGTGTACGGTTGCAATGCCTTCCGATTGGAACGCGGGTACAGTCACCGCGAAGTTCTATTGGGAAATTGCTAACGCATCTGGTAACGCAGTGGTGTGGCAGATAGAAGGCGCTGCGTGGGGAGACAACGAAGCCCTAGACCTAGCCTACGGTACTCCACAAACAGTTACCGACGCCAATAACGGATCGGGTAAGAACAACATTTCTGCCGCTACTGGTGCTTGTACGATTTCAGGAACGCCAGCAGCCGGTGATCTTGTCAACTTCCGTATTGCTCGTGTCGGTGGTAACGGTTCGGACACAATGACAGCGACCACAGTCTACCTACTTGGCGTGATGATAACGTACACGAGGTCGTAATGCAGTCGTATATAGTTGGTACCGGAACATGGACAGGCAATGTCAACCAGCAAAAGGCGGTAATTCCTGCCGGAACACAGACTGGTGATCTGATACTCGTCTTCTGGTTCCGATCCGGTGGTACCACAAACGCCGGTAACGAAGACAACGGCTTCGCAACGCTCGACAGTGGATCGGGTACAAACCTTGGTATGCGCTGTCTATATAAGATAGCAGCCGATAACAGTGAAGCCGGAACAACGGTTAACGTCTGCCACTTCTCTAGCGGTTCAGACAACGCCGTTTCGATATGCGTTGTCATACGTGGCTTTACCGGCACCCCGGTTTCATCGGGTTATGCCGCTACAGCATCAACAGCAACTATGAATCCACCCAACCTTACAACTGGTTGGGGAGTAACTACCTACATCTCATTTGCATGGGCGTGCGCTAACGCAGCAACCGCAACACCGGCATCGTCTGGACCGACTGGATACACGCAGTTGGCTACCGACGAAGGTACATCTACGGGTGCCATGCTTTACTACAAGATCGTTACCGCTGCTTCGGACGACCCTGCTGCTGTCACTTGGGCCTCAGGCACTCCGAACAGCGCCGCATTGACAATCGGCGTTCGCAGCGGAACACCAAGGGGTGTTGTTAATCATCAAAATCCCGGCATCTTCTAAGGAGAAGAAATGAAGATTTACAAACTAAACGACAAACTTCCAAAGGACATTGCTGACACCAGTGACGAACCTGAGGATGACAACGACAAGCGCGACGACAGCGAGGACGAAGACGATGACGGCATTGCCTGATGGCGTATCAATCCTTCCCGAAGGTCGCCTTCAATTCATAACTCAACGCGGTTACTTCGCACCGCCTCATGTGCAGTGCATGTTAGCAAGCCTAGCCATGGTACTAGCATGGACAGGTTACGACATGCCTCTGCCGAGAAAGATAGAAGACACGCCACCCGAAAACTTTGTGAAGACTCTGTGGGAAGCCACAGGTCAGACTCAGATGCACGGTACCACGACAGCCGGTAGCCAGAGAGCGCTACAGAAGTTGCTCCCTGAAGCGCCGATCTTCTTTGGGTCGGGCACTCCGGATGAAGTGATCGATCTTCTGAATAACGGAGCAGCGGTGCGTGTCACAGCAAAGTGCAAGAAACTAACACCACATCTGAAAAGATGGGTGGGTTCGTACAACGGCGGTCACGCCTTTGCCATCATCGGCGCTCGCGTGACGGCTGGTGTTCAGGAAGTATTCTGGCTTGACCCATTCGGCAAGCCTCTAAAGAAAGACGGCAGTGTTCGATACGCTGGCGAGTGGATCAAGTGGAGTGATGTGTCGGGAATCCTCGACCGTGGCGCTGATGGAATCCATGTTGCCTTCGGCTATAAGAGCGCCGCTGTACCACCTATTATTGAAGAACCAACCGGAGACACGGAAATGATTTATTCGAACGTTGTAGAACTGTCTAGGGGCACTGTAGGGGCAAAGACGCCCGTACTTCATCCTGAGACTCTGACAAAGATGTTCAACATTGGTCCCGGCGAGGTCAAGTTGTTCGGAATCACGCCTGACGGTAAGTACCGTGGGGTTCTGGTAAGGACAAGTAAGATCGCTGGAACCAACCCAAAGATTGCCCTAGTTGATGCTAGCCTAGTGTCAGATGTCCACAACGTCGATCTACTTGCACCACTTCAGGCAGTTCTAGACAAGGCACAAGCCGACCTTGCTGACTTAAAGGCTAAGTCTGATGCAGACGTAGCAGATGCTCAGGCAATTGTAGCGAGGCACTAATGGAAGACTATATTCTAGCAATTTTGGTACTTGTCTTTATGACAATACCGCTATTCAGATGGCACGCAGTCTACGTTCTCAACAAGGCTAGAAGGTATGCTGAGAAAACGAATCTCGTATCCGGGGCTATCAGGGAGAGGCTAATCGTTGCTTCTACAGGCGCAATCGGTTCAACCATCCTTGGGTTTCTAGGTTTAAACAGGCTTTTAGGATGGGCTGCTATACCTGTAGCATCTCCGATCAGTCTTTGGCTGTTGGTAATTGCCTTGATAATGTTCGCTGTTCCGGCAGTCGTTTGGGAATGGATGTACCTGACTGGAAGACTAGAGAGGTAGACCATGCCACCTATTGATCCACTACAGTTCCTTGCACCACCAGCAATCGCTTTGCTTGTGGCGTACTTGGCGCTGTCGGTGTGGGCGTTTGTTAAGGGATGGGTCGTTCCGCGATTCATCTACGACAAAGCGGTCGCCCGTGGTGACAAGGCAGTTGAGGTACTGGAATCGCAGACCGATGCCATAGAAAAACTAACCACTGAGGTTAGAATCTACAACAAGGGAGGAAAGTATGTCACTTTTGAGTAAACTACTCCCTTGGTACAAGTTAGAGGAAGACGACGTGAAAGACGCACGCACTGAAGTTGCGGTTTTAAAGGCTCAGAAGATTGAGTCCCATGTCAGGAAACTCGCCTTAACGTATCAGGCGGCAGGACTTCTCGTGAAGGATGTTCGGCAGAAAGGCGGAAGAGCCGTCAACTAGTATCCTGTATTGGAATAAAGAAAAGCCCCCAAGGTCACAAGACCAAGGGGGCTTCTTTTTGTTACCCTTTGACTGTCAAAAGGGCGGGGTTAGCGACAGGTGGAGCGCCGATTGCGTACTTGGCTGCGTTGACAGCCCAACCGTACTGGAATCCGCTCAGGCCAAGACCTTTGTCCACGTCTACACCATGCTCCTTCATCGTCTCTGAAAGACCCGGCTTGACCAGATGAAAACCAGTATAGTTTTCACGGTCAGTCCAGTCGTAGTCGCCGTCCGCTGGCAGATCACGATACTCTGGATGATCGATCAGGAACTTCAGTACCCGCTTGGCTGCTACGTTCGCCGTGCTGCCGTAACTCCACTCAGTAGGTGGATCGGTAGCCTCCATGAGCATGTCGTACATTTCTTGTGGCGTCATTCCCTCATCTTCTTTAGGCGAGGGCTTGCCGCCGAGGATCGTGTCGATTGCTCTTTCGGCACCAATGCCGTAGTTAGCGCCGTCACTCATGCTTTACTTTCCTTTCGTGTCGATCTATCATCTTTCTAATTAAATCTCTGCGTTTGTAAAATGGCGCGGAGAAGGACCGTTTGAAACCAGCCATCTCACAGAAGTCCCAACTGTCTATGAGTTCGTGTCTCTCGTAGTAATTGTCGGGTCTTGGTCGGGCTTCAATGTCTATCCTCTTGACGAAGACGCGCTCCCTTCGACAGTCAGAGCAGAAATAGTGGTAGAACTTCTTCCAGTACTTACCTTTTCTTCTTGCGGTCGAGCGGGAGCGCTTTGACACCTTGGAATTCTCCAATCTCCATCAGACGCCGCGCCAACTCTGCTTGCTCGATTGCGTCGTCAAGAGCGTTGTGGGTGTGAGGCGAACCGACAGGGTATCTGTCATAGACTGGACGCTTGGCTGTGTCAGACCATTTGTAGGTTTCCGGCCAGTGCTTCCCAAGATAGAAAGCCTTCAGGTCTAGCCCGCTGATACCAAAGGGATTTCGACCGAGATACTTACGGAAGTAATCTTCGATCCACATCCAGTCAAAGGTCGCGTTCCAGCCGACAAACGTCAGGCGGGTTTCACCCTTAACGCTATCCAGCCAGCCCTCAAAGTCCCACATCGCTTGCTTTGGGTACTCACCATTTCTGGCAAGATGTCCCTGCGTCAAGCCGTGAACCTTCTGAGCGTCCATGCTCCAAGGCTTGTCGGCCTCAGGTTGAATCTCTTTGTAGAACACTTTGCTAGGATCAGTAACAACGCAAGCACCAATAGCGATCAGGCTTCCGACACTAGGACTCTGACCACTCGCTTCCGTGTCTACCATAATCATCGTGTCGAGTTTTAAACTCTTCCAGTCGAAGCCGGTCGGAGTGCTTTGTTCTGTTTGGGTCATTACCAACAATCCTGTCCTTGTCTCCCCAACCGGGATGTTTGCGGCACCAATCACAGTGCCAGCGCATACGCTCTTTACGGTTCGTCATCTTCTCCAAGGTGCAAGAAGGCGCACCATTCCTCGTGAGGCTTATGGCTATTTCCACACTGGCCGCACGGAAACTGGTTGGTGGCGTCTCGTAGTTGCTTTTGCTGCTCTATGGCTTTGAAGTACCAAAAGTTCAGCGCTCGTCTATAGGTTTCTAGTTCTGAGTTAGGCTGTAGCCCCGGTTCTGTCATTGAAGACCCTCATCCGACTATGCACGCTACCCGCCAAGTATAGGAACGTCGGTCCACTTGGCCTATTTGCGCTTGCAACCACCTACGCTGTCAGTCGTTTCACCCCGGACTTAACCGGATCGTCCCTGTACTCGTCACTCGTGTCACCACGGATGGGATTTAACCCACTAGGCTGACGTAGTTGCCGAGAACTTCCTCAGATGCGTCTAGTTCCCCTCGACCCAAGGTTATAACGCGCCACGATTCAAAGACCGTTGGGGCGCTCCCTTAATGAAGTGTATACCGCACCCGCGAGAGTCCACCTAACTCAGAATTATAAACACTGCAAATACTAGCGGAACCAGCACCACGGCTAATGCAGCAAGGGCGATAAACGTTGGTGCATCAGTATCGTAGTATACGGCTGCGTCTCCTGTTTTACAGGAGCAATTGATACATTGTCCGTGTCTTCCATCATGCTTGTCGCAGTCGCAGTTCACCTGTGTCTCCATTTCGAATAAATGAAAAGAGCAGGAAGGCTAATAGGCCAGAACACAAACCAAGTTATGTCTTTCCAGAAGTACGTCCATGTCCGAAACTTTCGAACGTGAATCGGATTGCTGAAAATTGACCGGCCAGCGGCCATTGTCTTTCCAAGGTCTATCGTGTTGCTCTCTAGTTCATCGAAGACGCAACCGCCAACGAAGAACGCTAGTAGAATCAAGTACACCGCTACTGCGATCAATCCTATCACCTTATCAGCCTCGCCTCTCTGTGCCTATAGTACCGTTCAAGAATCTGCTCAGCACTCCAACCACGCAAGGCGCATCTGGTAGCGCTTCTTGCAAAGAGTTGTCGTCCTGCATCAGCGGCACACCCCACATTTGAACCACGCTTGTAGTTCGTGTGGACAAGGCCACCACTGCCGATCAATCGCCAGTGCCATGTTCGATTTACTGCATCCCAAACGTCGGGCGCTGGCACAGCGCTGTGGCGATAAATCTGATCTGCTGTTCCAGCATAAACATGGAAGCAGTGGCCGTTGTGCTGTCTGCCGCTCCAATGGGCGACTCGACTCCAACCGTACTGCTTAACCGCCACAGCACCAGCGGCACGTAATTCCTCTGGAACGTGGTGCCACTCGCTCATCATGACCCTTGCAACATACAACTTAAATGGTACGTCAACAACTCTGTCCTGACTCCCGATGTATACCCTGATGTGGGTTGGCGGTCGTGTCTCTGATCGTTGGTCGCCGCAGACAGAAGTTGCTCCGCGCACCGCGCCATAAGCGATAATCGTTAGCGCTCCTGCTAGGATTAGTACTGCTGCGAATCTAAGGTAGTTGAAGGTTCCCGTTACAGAAGCCCCCCATCCGTCTCGTTTCACCGTATGGTTCTCCTTATGCGGGAACTAACGCTCCCTTATCTTCTTCTGGACGGTCGTGCCAGAGGCCATCACCGTTGCACCAGTCACAAGTTTCGTGTTCTCGCCAGCCAATTGTTCCCTTGCCGTTACACTTGTGACAAATCTGAAAATTGCATTCGTGAGGGATTCCAGCACGAACCGTCCAGTTGCATCGCGGACATCGATAGTCCGCTTCGTTAGCGTGCGACATCCAGTATCCTCTTAGCGTTCGCGTAAGGATCAGTAGTGCCGTCAACCACTAAGTCACACTTAGCGAGGATTGACGGAATCTCAGTTTCAGATGGATGATTCTTCTCCGCTGGCGTAGGCTCTCTTCCGTTAAGGGAGATTGCTCGCTGCCAACGCACTGTATCCGGAGTCAGGATGCCAACGGAGAGCCAGCCCTGTGACCTCAGTGCGTCGAATTCGAAGAGGAATCGTCCATCATCCACTGTAAGGGGTGTGTCAAGGTAGTTCTTAGCGTCTCGGAAGAAACACTTCAGCCAGAAGTCTCGATCTACCATTTTCATGGCTTGACCAACTTCCTGTAGGATTTGCCTACCTGATTTTGTCGAAGTGGAGTAAGCGGGCGTGACGATCTTGGCGTCTTCCCACGGACTCATCGTTTCGTACTCGCCGGTCTTGTCGATGGTACCGTAGGCTAGGGCCGCTACGTTCTTCAACGGTCCTGCAAAGGACATCCTGTGATAACCGGCTTCTCCTAGCGCGTCAGCGATAGTAGATTTACCGGCATACATCTGACCGAAGAGCGCGACGTTACGCAACGCCTAACGCCTCGACAACATCATCTACGTCTTCCATCATTGAGTTGCCGTTAACGTAGTAGTCTCCGTTACGGAACACGTCGAGTATCTGTGCTGCCACGTCTGGTCGCTTCTCTGAAAGAAGCAACCCTGACTCTAGGCCAGTCAGAAAGGTCGGGTATGCCAGCCCGTTTCCGGTGAAGTCCGGAACCATCTCTTTTGCAAGATTAACTAGATTAGCCTTTTTCATTGTGTTCCTTTCTTAGAACAGACCAAATCCATGGCCGGTTACGAAGAGGCCAAGGAGCAGAGCGGCAGTGCCTACAACGACACCAAACACAGTCATGCCCGTGTTACCCATTTCCCAATTCAGCCTTGCTAGACCGTAGTTGAGCAGCCCCATGGCGATGTTGGCTACGCCCAAGATAACCGATGATAAGATCACTTACCTAGCATCCTTTCTGCTATTTCGTTCCAGTTGTTTCCTGTGAATTCGATTGCTCTGTCATCGATGTACGCTTCTGCCGGAACCTTTTCCGCAGTCACGCCATCGAAGGGAATCTTTAGCCGAACAAGAGTGTCAACTACGTATTGTAATTGCACTTCGTACTTCTCTCCTGAGGCGGCGTGCCACGACGGAGAGAGCCTTGAAGTATAGATCAGGATTTTCCATCCGGCCTTCTTCATGGCTTTGATGGCCTCACGAGCGCCCGGAAGCGCCTCGGCTTGGGAGTTCATGAGTGGTCCCCATGGAACTATTGTACCATCGAAGTCAACACACACGACTCCCTTTGCATCGGGAGAGTGGCCGTTCTTCATGCCGTACCTATGCTGTTGACTCTTGTTCACCGATTCTCCTTTTGAGTTCAGTGGTAGAAATTCCTTCAGTGTACGGTAAGTACACTAAACTTGTGCCTAGACGGTCGAAATCATCGACAGTCATATCGATTTGCTTTAGGTAGTCCCGGCCAAGCCAGTCACTACCGATGATGAGAACGCTAGGTCTGATCCTATAGATCAAGTCCCTGCCCGGTCCATCATTGACGACCGTGGCAATCTTTTCCATTTTTTCTAGTGCCGAACGCCTCTCGGCCAAGGTGAAGATGGGTCGCTTACCCTTATACTGCTCTACGAATTCGTCGGAGTTAACCCCTACGTATAGGAACAGATTAACAAGCCGCTGTGCCCGCTGTAGTAGCGCCACATGGCCCATGTGAGGGATGTCGAACGTCCCGATTGTTAGTCCTGTTTTCCAAGGCGTCGAAGACATTCCTTTACCGTGTCCACATCTCCGTCCAAGTAGTGGAACAGCCAATTGTCATATGCTGCGCCGTCCTTCTTGTACTTTTCTGACGTATGCAGTTCTGCATACTGAGCGTCATCCTCTGCCTTGCCGTACACGGGATGCATATGCTCTACTACTACATCTTCTAGGTATTCTAGCGACCCTGACTCTCTGCCTAGCCTTACCCATGCATCGTCAACATAAAGGTGTTCCAACGTTGGTAGCAAGAACCAGCCTAGAGCCTTAACAATCTCTGCGCGGGTGTAGATATTGACAGCCTTAACCTCACCGTAGTGAAGGTCGTTGGTCATTACAAAGCCAACAGAAGGATTCAGAAATGCACCCTTGATGCGGTGGTCCCACCCGTCCGTCCTGAAGAGTTGGTCGTCTGCCGTCCATCCAATTATAGATGGTCCGTCAAATCTGTTAACTAGTTTCAGAGCGGCATCGTTGCTACGCTGCACCATTCCGCCCGTGGAAACAATCACTTCTGTAGTAGGCGAGTCGAGTTTTATGTAGTCCATAAACCTCGGATCATTGTTATCTAACACCGCAACTATGGCCGTGTCTTCAAGAGTCTTGGTGCTGTTGTGGCTATTGATAGCCTCTAGCGCCCGCTCAGGTCTGCCGCGTGTCGGCATAAGAGTAGTTATTCCCGCCATAAACTGCTCCTGACGCGCTCTACAAACTTATCCCAAGCAGGAGAGTAGCGCCATTTATTCCATAGTTCAGAGTCAACTCCGCTCTTCCAGAAGCGTTCATCACTCTTACGGTATGTTTCGTCATAGGTTGATTTCTTTGCGGAGAAGTGAAGATGTTCTATCTCTACGTCCGGCATGTAGTGAAGAATACCTATCTCTTTTCCTACGTCCGTCCAAGCATTGTCCTGATAGAAGTGATTGGTAGGACTAGGAGTAAGGCCCACGCGCTTAACAATTGCTCCGGAGACAAACCAATGCGTTGCGAGATTCTCTCCCTGTAGGCCATCGTTGGCATACGCAATTCCTCTATGCGGGCCAAGAGCCTTTCGTACAGCATCATCCCATCCAAAGGTTCTAAACCGAACATCGTCTCCAACGAATCCATAGATATCGTATTCGCCGTAGGCTGTGTTGATTGCACGTAGTCCTCGATTTGTTGCTTCAACCATGTTGGCTGGCGGCGGATCGAGTACAATCTTGTCAGCCTCAGGATACCTGTCTAGTTCAGGGTCGTCTACATCAACGATAAAGAAAACCCTGACGTTGCCAGAACTAGAAGAGAATGCACTTCCCATCATTGCTCTGGCTTCGTCAGGGCGTCCGCGAGAGGGGCAGATCAAGGCTATGTTCACGGGTTCTCTATGCCTCCGAAGAAATCCGGGGGCCAGATTGGATCGAGAAGGGTCTTGCTCAGCCAGTTATACAGCACCTTGCCAGTCCGACCGTTTCCGTCCCCGAAAGGATGAATCTTTTCAAACTCTAGGTACGCCTCTTCTGGCGTAAGCCGACCCTCTTCAACAGCCGATTCCCAATTGGTGATCGCACGTTCGATTGTCTCAAACGGGCGAGTCTCGCCACCAACAGAGATTGGGTACTGACGAAAGCCGTTCTCGTTCAGTTCGTCCATCAGCCTACCAATTTCAAGGATGTCCTTCTTGGTAGGTTTGTAGAACGACTTACGAAGAGCGTACTCCCACGCCTCTAGCATTCGCTGGACGTGCCACGGTGTATCACCTTGCCGACGAACCTCTTCAGCACAGTAGGCTGTAACCTTCGTGAAGAGTTTACCGGCGTACCAGTCGGAGAGTGGAGTCTGCGCTGGTTGCTTTCGCAGTGGGTACTGCTTATTCATTTCAGCGTAGTACTCGTAGATGTAGTCCATGTTTCTCTCCTGACTCCACTTACTGTCGTGGACCTTCACCAATCCGCGAGTAGACCTCGTTGGCACGATCCATCGTCTCCTGTGGCTTGCTATGAATTAGGTACGCTTCCTTTGCAGCATGGACAAGCCAGCCTTTAGAATGCGCTTGCTCTTCTCGGAGGCCGTCAATTTCGACTTGCTCGTGGACTTTCTTGTACCAACGACCGTGACCTCTGCGGAAGAGCCGACAATGCCAATGATACGGCGCTTCTCCGCCAACGATACCGCCCCAAAAGTTCTGTGTCCAGAACTGATATCCCTTGACCTTCTTGGGAGCGTGGTCTTTGATCCATCTAAGGTGTTCGACCATAGTCCACGAAGGAAGTTCGTCCGCGTCAAGATGTAGTATCCAGTCAATCCCCACATCGAAATGATCGAGAGTGGAATTCCTAGCAGCAGCAAAATCATCAACCCAATCAAACTTAAAAGCGTCAACACCCCAAGTTTTGTATAGTTCCGTTTCATCTACTGCGCTTCCTGTGTCTGCGATTACTACTTGCGAAACAACCGGCTTGACATACTCGACAAGCATTGCCAAGCGGTCAGCCGGTTCGTCTCTTACGATCATTGATAGACCGATACTTCCCATTCTAGCATCTTCCGCAAGAGTGCCACCCATCCGGCATACTGCAATCAGGGCATGGACTTACGGTGCTGCTACCACCGTTATTGCTTATCGTCCATTTGATCGGCCTAGAGTCTGGACCGGGGCAGAAGTGAGCGCCATCATACCACTTGCCACAGGTCGGGCAAAAGCCGCCGACTGTAGGGTTAGTGCCAGTAGTGGTTACGAGCGGAGCGCACCTATGCTCAAATCCGCGCCACCAAACGCCACAGTCTGGACACTTTGCTGGTTCAAACATTTACTTCTCCATGACGCGACCGCACTTCCGGCATCCATAGAAGGTGCCTCGGTTATTGCAGCGGTCGCAATCGTCACGATTACCCATTAGACCCAAACCTTGTCAACACTGATCGAGTTGCCACGTTTGAAGTCTTCGATTGTGCTGTACAACTTCAGGCCATAACTGTCCTTGAATTCTTCAGCGTTCTCAACATCATCGGCTAGGTTCTCGTCCACGTAAGCGTAGATGTGGTCTTCATCTTTGTAGATTTCGACTCTCTGTACGCCGCCCTCATAGTTGAGTTCAACGAAACCTCTAAACAGTTCTTGCATTAGAACGGCCTCTTAACTTCTACAGGCGCTATAACGCCTAGGTCTACGCTTTCCTGCCGAAACTTAAAGTCTTCAGCGCTAGGCGGTACCTGATTCCAAAGATCATGCGGCCTCTTGAAGAAGATTGGGTTGTCACTGTTTTTATCATCAACAGCCCAAACATCGAAGCCTTTTCTCATAATGTCAGCGCGAAGGCCGGGGTCAAACCACACGACGCTAGCAGTAGAAGCAATGATATCGCCCCAAGCATAGCGATATAGATGATCGATAGCCTGATTCGCCATTGCGTCGTCTGTGAAAACACCTAACTCCCTCTCTAGGCTAATGCCTTGGGCGACTGAGCGCTGGTGAACGGAGTAGATGCGCTGCTTAGGCATTACGCTACTCCGTCGCCGTCAACATCGTCTTCCTGCGGACCCACATCCTCTGCCAAAGGCGCGGGTGTAGGCTCAGGAACCTTAACGTGACCAACAACGACACCAGTGTTCGGATCAGTAGCGGAAACGACCGTACCAACCTGAAGTTGCGGTGACTTGATAGGAGTCGTAGCCGTGTTCGCAAGGAACGCAACCCACACTCCAAGAACACCAGTCAATCCGTTAAGGATGATGGTGGCTGGACCGACGACCATGGGAAATGCTACCCCAATTATCACGCCGACGAATCCGACTGTTGCGGTAATCACACCCATCCATTGCTGAGTGTTTCTACCAAGAATCATACCGTCCATTTTAACTCCAACCCGGTGGGGTCGTCTGAGACATACGCTCAAACTCTTCCCTCAGGTCATAAACTATCTGACGGGCTAGTGCATTGTCATAGTTATCCATGCCAAAAGCGTCGTCAATCGATATTACTTGATGTGTCGATAGCGAACGCCCGTTAAAGTGCGGGAACCATTTGATCGTATCGATAACCATCACAGGTGTAAACCCGTCGCCTTCCCAATCAAGTGTGATAGCACACAAATCAGCGAAGTCGTGGGGAGCCATTAAATCCGCCAGCACCTTCGCGCCAGCATCGGCGTTCAGGCGGGCGGGAGTTGTTAGTGTTGGTCTGTTTCCGTTCTCACGGACCACTGTCATCATCTTCGGACCATTTCTCCTACGAGTTGGCCCAAGCCATGTTGTCGAACATCATCTCGTCGTACAGAGCGATTACCGAATTGCGTTCCCGCGTGCCCGCGATTTCGAAAGCCAGCGCGTCCACAAACTCTCTCGGTGTAGTTCTGCCCTCTGTATCCCAATCATGTGCGACCTCAGCGAGATATCCCGCTGGTATGGCATCAGGTTTGAGGTTCGTATTAGGATGCCTATTTCCACGTTTCCACTCCACGTCTTTGGGGATTGCCCCGATTACTTTTAACCATGTCACCATGGAAGTTTGATAGTCATGAAGCGGTGCTAGAAATCGTAGTTGTTCAAACGTTATCGTGCGCTTCTGCCACTCCAAGTTCGGCAAGAGTTCCCCCTTCCGTTATGTGTTCGGATAAGTCTCCACCGCGAGTCGGTCGGATTCGGATACATTTGTCAGCACCCAACACTTGCATGGCAGTTGTGCTACCAGCATCTCCCGCCTCATCAGCGTCAAACGCAACGTAGATACGTCGGGCGAAAAGGAAGTCAAGACCCCAATTAGCCCATGTCCGTTCGGACACCCCGGCACCGGGAGAACCACAGACCGCCACTTCTGGCCCCGTAAGTTTCGACCACGCAGCCATCGTATCACTTTCACCCTCACATAGCAGGATTACTGGTCTTCCAACAATATCAGTGACGTTGTAGATGCTTCTCTTTGAGCCACTCTCACTAGTCTTGCTTCCATCTCTAAAACGGTATTTGATAGCGGTAACTGTACCATCATCGTTCCAGTAAGGGAAGGTGAGTGCGCCCTTTTCATCTGAGTAACCCACTCCGAAATGAACATCTGCGTCTCGTCGGATAGGTCGGCTTCGAATGAAAGACTGCCAGAGGTTTTGTCCTGCTGGCTCCTTAAATGCACGTCGATGAGAATTGGCGAGTGCTGCGAAGTTCTTTCGCTCTTCGGGTTCTCGATAGACAGAGGCGATGAGAAGATCGTGTCTTTGCTCATCGGTTAACTCTTCTCCGAGTTGTCGGTAAAGACCTTCCAAGTTCCCTTTTCGACTACATCCGAAACAGTACCAGAGTCCTTCGTTAAGGTGAATGCTAAACGAGGGCGTGCGCTCATCGTGGAAGGGACACAGGAACATCCCGTTAACTCCACTTCCACGGCTATTCTGTCCGAGTAGTTCTTCGATCTGACCCTGTAGTTCATACACTACTTGGCGACGATCTTGAATCCCATAGCGCCGATGAATGCCTCAAAGGTATCGAGTGCCTCAACAGCAGCCTTGTCCTTCTGCTCGTTGGTCATCATGCTTACGCCCTTGACGGAAGTCATGACCATCAGCATACCCATGAACACGGCGATTGCCTTTAGTTTATCAGATTCCTGCACTGAAGTTTCCTTTCTTAATGTGTTGAGAAGAGGTTAGGGCCGCTGTCCCTGTCAACCAAGAACAACATAAAGTGAATTGATGCGAACAACGGCCCGCCTCTCATTCAATTATACCACGTTGGTCAAGAGGATGTCCAACCTAGTAGTCGGTGTCATCCTCAGGCTCGTTGGCGTCTTCCCCGAAGACCTCCTTAGCAGCCTTAACCGCTGGCGCTTCCTTCGTGGTAGAACGCTTAGCACGCTGCTTAACGGGCCTTACGGAGTCAATTCGGTTCTTGCCGTCCTTGACAATGACGTTTCCAACAATCTCCTTGCCAATCAGATCATCGTAGCCATCGAAGTCGATAGGCTCTTCGACCGGCACGTTCAGAGCGGCTGCAAGGAACATGCGTGATCGAGCGATACGCGGCACAAGGCCCAATCGCTTAGGATCGTAGAAGAAGATGAGCGTCTTGTCAGGTGAGATAGGCTCACCCGTGTCCTTATCGACCAACTCGGCCTCAGGATCATGCTCGTAGTGAAGAGGTTCCAGTTTGAACCAGATGCTCTTGGCATTCGGGTCTTTGTTGTACTGGTTCAGGGGTTGCTCATGCTCTTCCCATGACAGAATCTTTAGGCGATACTCGTCGCTTTCTAGCGTACCGAAATCGCCACCACCTTGGCCGTATTCATCGGCACCGGGTACTCTTGGCATTTACACTCCTTAAAGAGTGAACGCTTCTATAAAGGGTTAAATCTCAATGTAGAAGCATGTTTACAGTTGTCTAGAGCATCTTAACACACTGTATACCTTGATGTCCAACATGTCCATGGATATCAATTAGTATCCATTGATACTCCACACTGAGGTTGGACAAACGTGACATCAGTGTGGTAAACTGTGCAGATGACACCGAAAATCATCCTAAACATGAGGAAGATCGGCAGGAAAGTACCTGAAGGGTGCGTGTACGTCGGTCGCCCCTCCCCTTGGGGAAACCCCTATAGAGTACAGGACGTAATCGCCTGTCCACCGGACAAGGTTGGTAAAGACCGTGATTCGATCCGACAGTTCGTGATCGACATGTTCAGGGTCTATGCTATCAGACGTGTCAAGAAGGAACCGGAGTGGCTAAGCCCACTTAAAGACGCAACAGCACTTGCTTGCTGGTGTTCTCCGCTCCCATGCCATGCAGACGTACTATTGGAGTTGCTCAACGATGATCGAGTCACCGGAGAAGCGTAGACTGGTTATGGCCGTAAGTCCTGATGACTTCGCTGGCCTGTATCTGGATGGCAAACTTATTTGGGATTTCTACTCTCATGATCCCTTTCGCGGTTCACTTGGCATTTCCAACGGGTGGGATGATGCCCTAGAGATTCTGGCAGAAAAACTCAGCATCAACTACGAAGTCGAGAGTCGTTACCAGTCTGTCCAGAAGTACGGCGGTTACGGCGGAGAGCCTGAAGAGTACGATACGTACTGGCCTGACGACATTGTGGATGCCCCACTAGTGAAGTATGACGAGAAGGGACGGATCATCTTTGGATAAACTGCCTCCGCTTCTTAGCATTGCATTCACCGGCCACCGTGAGGTAGAGCCTGAAGATGAGCCAGCCATAGACGACGGCTTGGACTTTCTGCGTGACATAGGATGGGATCGACCAGTTGTATTCCATAATGGCGGTGCTGACGGATTTGATACCTACGTACTAAAACGAATCTGGCCTTCGCTCAACAGCGTTGAGGCCATCCACGTTCCGTTCGACTACCGATTGAAGGCGCTGCATAAGGCGCTGAACAGCGGACCTAATGGCGCACAGCCAGTGGAAGAGTGGTTGCATTTCATCTCGCTTTGTCAGGCTGAGTCCTGCAAACCTATCCCTTACAACGGTCACAAATGGCGCTTTCAGGAGCGCAATCAACACATGGTTGATAACGCGGACATCGTTATCAGTTACTACAACGGTACACCGGGCGGAACTAAGAACTGCATAGACTATGCGATCCGCACAGGTAAGCCGGTGTACGATATAAGGAACCTTGATGCCCATATCCGTGAAAGGATTAAGAACACTGGATGGCGGGGACCGCTTCTATGAGTATGACGAGAAGCGTTATCCATCTGTCACCACGGTACTCAAATACTGTATTCCGAAGCCAGCGCTATCCCGCTGGATGGCTAAACTTGTGGCTCAATCGGCTTACGATAGCCATGAAGAATTTGCAGCACTCGACCGCGAGAAAGCGATCAAGTTCGTTCTTGGACTTGCGGACGAAGGGAAAGACGTTAAGGCCAATCTAGGCCAAGAGGTTCACGCCTACGCTGACGCAATGGCAAGCAACGCAGAACTGCCAGTCTTTTCTGAGGCTGCTGCGCCCTACATCGCTGCGTATGAGGCTTTTCAATACGACGTTCAGCCTACCTACGTTGCAACTGAACTGACTGTATTCAACGATACCTACGGCTATGCCGGTACCGCCGACATCTACGCCGTTATCAACGGAAAGGTATGCGTAATTGATATCAAAACTGGAAGTAGCATCTGGCCTGAAGTTGGACTACAACTGGCGGCTTATTCTAGAGGCGAGTTTGCCGTCCGTGATGGACAACGAACCGAAGTCCCTGTCGCAGAACGCGGCTACGTTCTCCATCTTAGCCCCGCAGGGTACGAACTTAGAAGATGTGTTATCGGAAGTGCATCGTTCAATGCTTTCGTATCAGCACTTGACCTTTACAACTGGCTCCGAGAAGATAGTAAGTACACCATTGGTGGACTATATGGAGCCGCAGAGTCGCAAGATAGGGTTCAGACCGAATGACTAGTGAAGCGCTCTACAACAACGAAGCAGAGGCGCTAGTACTAGCAGCGATGCTGCGATACCCTGAGGAATTCTATGCCATCAATCATGTCGGCCTTACCAAAGATGACTTCCTTGGACCAGAGAACCGTCGTGTTGCCAAGGCGGTTTTTGAAACTGTTGCCGAAAAACAACGACCAGAACTTCCCTACGTACTTGAAGCACTTCGGCTTGCCGGTGACGATAGTACCGGAGAATACGTTGCCGGACTCAGTAGCCTTCCTGCTTCTGTCGAGCAAGCCTCTGGCTATGCCGCAACCGTCAAAGGATTGGCTGTCTCTAGACACATCACTAGAGCAGGGGCTAGGATTATTGAAATCGGGCGAGAGCATCGATCCGATTACGAGTCTGCAATCGTGGACGCTGAAAGTGCCCTACGTGCTGTCTCCGACATTCTCCCTGAAGCAGAGCGCAGTCCCCGCCCACAAGACATCATCCGTAGGATCACGTCTGCGGGACCGAGTGACACGATTCCTCTTCTCTTTGCTCCGACTCTTTCGCAGATAACTGGTGGGCTTCAGCGTGGAAACCTGTGGGTTATCGGTGGCTTCTCTTCAACGGGTAAGTCAGCGGTAGGCTGCAACATTGTTCTTGACGCTCTGGCTGTACGTGGCAAGAAGGTTGCGATTGTCTCAACTGAGATGACGCAGGAGCAGTACATGATTCGACTGCTCTCTATATCTTCGGGCGTACCACAGCAAGACATTCGAAACGGTGTCATTCGTGGCATCGAAAATCAAGAGAACCTTGCTGCTGCGACACGCAAACTAGAAAAGTCGCCGTTGTTTATCTACGACACCTACTACAAGTGGGCCAAGATCAAGAACCTTCTGCATCGCATCCACGATCAGGAAGGGCTTGATGTTGTGGTGCTTGACTACATTCAGAACATCCGCATCAGCGGAGATGTGTATGGAGATGCTAGAGATGTGGCGGTCGAATCACTCCAACTCGCTAAAGACCTTCAATGCACGGTTGTTGCATTCTCGCAAGTGTCAAACGCAATGGCTAATCAGGACATTCAGGAAAAGGGACAGGGAGAATTCTACACCTTCAAGGGTGCAGGAGATATCCGTGACTCAGCCGATGTTGCAGTGATGCTTCGTCGCAACCGTAAGGAACAGTCGCCTATCCTGCACTTTGATATTGCCAAAAACCGACACGGTGCGCTAAAGAAATTTGACACCGAGATAACGCTAAATACGGGAAGGATCGAAGAAGTTGATTCAGTCTACGAAGACCCGGACTGAGCCTAACTATTGGGTACTCATGTCTAACAGGGTGTTCGATGTTTGGATGAAAGAGCATCCTGAGTACGAAATTGACCTAGGTGTGCCAATTGAGAGGAATGTTCTTCTCAATTTGGCACTGCCTACCTACGGCCCATCTGTCTACAAGAAAGAAGTTGAAGATGTCAAATCTGAGAAGTGATATGCCACAAGTAGAACAGGCGCTCGACTGGTTTACTAATCGAATGCGGTTCAAGTTTGTGGTGAACGATCACAAACCGTTCTGGCGTAGTGAGGATGGGTTCACCATCAACAGAGCGCACGAGCGGATGATGGAAGAGATTGACGAACTAAATAAGGCTATGATTGACAATGCGTTTTACCCAAACAGGGACCACGCAGAAGCAATCATTCATGAATGCGCCGACGTTGCTAATTTTGCATTGATGATCGCTGATCTAGTACACGTTGGACATTACGGGGATGAAAGTGGTACAATAGATGGCGAGAACTAAGCGAAACCTTATCACTGTAGCCACAGCATACAGCATTTATGAAGTCAAAGACGAAGTTATGCAGATGCTCAGCGCTCAGGCGATGATGATTCCGCCCGCAGTAGCACTGGACGTACTCGTTATGCGTGGCCTAGCCAAGCGCGTAGCCACGATTGCTCCTTATGATCTGGATGAGGACAAGGAGACTAGTGTAACGCTGGCCGAAGAGTACGATCCTGAAGAGGAAGAGGAAGAAGAGCCTAATGAGGACGAACTTCCCGGCCCTTGGTACGACCAGATGAAAGAAGATGAGGATGCCTAAACTAGAGATTAGTCCATCCTATATCAACAAGACACTAGAAAGACTTACGCAGAATCCGACAGCCCAAGACTTGGACTGGCTGGTAGAAGCGTACACATACTTCGGGTACATCGAAGCAACAGCGACAGGAGATGCCGACCTTGCAGAAGCAGAAAGAAAGTACGCCGAATCAGAGGCTATCCAAGAGGCTAAGATCGCAAATGAAAAGGCGAGTCAGGCCGTCTTGGAGGCTATTGCCACTGTCAAAACGCGGGATTATCGCCTTGCCGAAATCAAGGCGCGTACAAATGCGCGGAAGATTTCTAACGCTTGGCGCTCAATCGAGCAGACCATCAACGCAATCAAGTTCCTCGGTCGATTCGACAGCGGAATTAACAACGGTGTGAGGATGAATGGGCAAACTTAAAACGGAAGCACAGTATGACGCAGCGATGCGAGAGATACTGACCGCTCATTCCTTACGCACCACGTTTACAACAGGGGATGCGTTCGACATTCTAGAGAAGCACGGCATGGACATCGTTGATGTGCGGCTGCTTGAAGTGCTGGACTCCCTGCCGGTTGGCCTTGAAGACCTGATAGAAGATGAAGAAGATGAATGACAGTAACCGAATTCAAAAGGATTTGTAGTGCGCTATCTACTTTTTCGACTGTTCGGGATAAGGCTTCCGGGCCTGAGACTCTCATTGGAGTCCAAGCCAAAGATGGAGTCCTTAAACTCATCGCCGCGAATCGTGTCGGCGGAGTCACGGTCACAGCAGATATTGGATCGGATCAACGAGCAACTTTTACAGTACTGGCAAGACCGCTACTATCTACCGCGAAAGTACTTAAAGGTAAGTTGGACCTTCGATTCGTTGTCTCAGAAGATAGTCTGCAACTTGTTAGCGACAAGGGGGGCAGTGTCGTATGGGGAGCAAGTGGAAGTATCAAGGATGCTGGCTTTGCAAGGAAACCAAGAGATGTACGAGCAATTGGCTTCATCCCTAAAGACGGCTTTGGACAAGTTAGCAAGTTATTTGACACCGTTCAACGCGATATCGAAGCGTCTACCCCCACCTTTCATTTCTACGATGACACAGTAAGACTCACCGCAGTCTCTCCCGTAAACAAGGAGATGTACGCCACATTCGCAGCCGACGCTAAGCGTCTGGTTGAAGAAGAAGTGTACGGCTCTGCCTACATGGACTTCTGGCGTGCCCTGAAGATCATGGATCAGGACGGGACGATTGAATTTGGTGAGGGTGGTGCTGTAGCCCGCGCTGGACTTTACGAAGTCTTCAGCGGGCCTTGGAAGGTGTCTAGGTACGACCCTAGAAAGAGGATTAGCGAGCCACCTAGTCATCCTAAACCGTGGCCTACGTTTGAATGGCGGGGCGACCCGACAGCAAGTGTAGTTATAGATCGCAAGCAACTGATCGAAGCGATCAAAGGTCAGATGCCGAACGATGAGTACCAGCGCGTAACGCTTCAGGTGGATACCGGCATGTTGGGAATCTTCCCTTATGGTGCCGAAGCGGGAATGAAACTTCCTGCGACTACCACAGGTAAGGGTATCCGAAGCGTGCAAGGTGCGCTCTTTTTGGATATGCTGAGGGCATTTGAGTCCAAAGATATCGAACTGGCGTGGGCTAGTCCCTCACCAGCAATTAGGTTAAACGGAGAGAACTACAGTCAATGGACGGTACTGATCGCGCCCGTCACGATGAGCCAATAAGGGCTGAACCGGCAGCACTGAAGTACACGTCTGAATATGTACGTAGGTTATTGCTGGAACGTCATCACATTAGGGCTAAACTGGAAAATCCGGGTGGCTCTATCATTCTAACCGCATCGGCATTGCCCGACTTTGAACGCGGTGGAATTGAGTACAGTTCCGAAATCGGGAATTCGTTTCATCTCGATCTGATGGAAGTTGAAGAGCAACTCTCCCTTCTCCCGAAGGGCGACGTTGACGTACTCTTTACTTACATGGATGGGATGAACAGCCAGCAAGCGGCCTACTACCTGAATGCTCGTGGTGGCGTTACCATCCGGAAACGATGGCAGCGAGCCATGGAGCGTCTAGTGGGGAAACTTAATGGAACTAAGCCCGCAGGAATCGAAGGCGCTGGAAGAACAAGCGACGGAGATGCTAGCGTTGGACGCAAAGCAGAATCACACAACTCTCTATCGAGAGGGGATTCTGGACGAGCGCCGACAATGGTTGATCCGGAAGCGTGAGATACCCTTCAGCGTCATTGAAAGGAAGCGTAATGCCAACAACGGCAACAGATAGTTATGTGCCTACCGTATCCCGCAAAAAGTGGGAAGGACAAGAGGCGTATGACGCCCTACATCTTGAAGAAGAGGACTTCCTAGAGAAGTACGAAGACCGTAACGCAGACTCGTTGCGACTCTTCAAGAAAAGACAGTTCGAACAGAACAAAGAGCCAGTAGATGGCTACGTGGGTCTAAGGATGGCCTACTTTGATATCGAAACCAGTGACCTAAAGGCCGACTTCGGCACAGTACTATGTGCGTCGGTGGCTGACGGATTCGGCAATGTCAAGACGTTCAGGAGAGATGAGTTCCAACAGGAACACTTGCTTGATGACAAGCAGTTGTTGATCGCTTTGCGAGACTATCTAGAGTCTGACTTCGACATTGTGGTTACGTGGTACGGCAAGATATTCGATGTTCCGTTCGTGAACACTCGACTAACAGTTGAGCATGGCGAGAAGCCGCTTGATCTACGGATGCATCTCGACGCCTTCTACCTGATTCCTCAGGGAACCATGGGAAGGTCGTTGGATAACGTGTCTCGTGCGCTGCGCGTACAGGACGGAGACGTTCACAAGACCAAATTCGATAAGCGCATTTGGGCGCTGGCTAACGCTGGCGACAATGATGCCCTTAACTTCATCGTGGATCACTGCGAGAAGGACGTTCTGCTACTGCGCCGCACCTTTGAGGGGCTACGCCCGAACGTGAAGAACATTCACAGATAGGAACCAAGTGGTAACAAACCCTGAAATCGAAAAGTATATTGCTCAGGGTGGGGCCAGCGGTTATGCCGTTGGTCCCTACCTCTTTCCGACAGTAACGTACTACATAGATCAACTCTATGCCGTATACGAATATCCAGTGTGGGGTGATATCGATTGGACCGCTCAGGTTTTAATTGACAAGGCCGAGGCTGCAATTTCGTGGAAGTTGGGAAGAGATAAAAGTGCCGTCCGCGTATCAAACCGTGAGCCGGTTATTGAATTTGAAGTAAACACCCTACGAACATGGAAGTGGAAGTCTATGGGCGTTGGTGCTGGACAGGTTAACTACCTGTCGTTTGAGGATCACGCATTCCTCTCGATCAAGTACAAGGTGTACGCCTTTAAGGACGTGAAGGCCGAACACAGGGACATGCTTGCCTCTGTAGCCGTTACGGACAACGCACAGCACTTGAAACTAATCGACGGGTATCCTAACAGGTTTCCCGAATTAATGCCGTTGGAGTATCCCTTTGTCAGACATACCGAAGGAAGTAGTAAGCGAACCAACTGATGACGATCTGAACGATCCGGTCGGGCATCTCCCACCAGTGGAGCCGTGGATGAGTAACGGCATGGTGTACTGTCCGAAAGACGGAGCAATGGCCTACAAGGGCAAATGCATCCACTGTGGAGAGATGGTAGATGCCTAGGTCAGAATCCCAATTACGTATCAAGCGCTCCAAGCAGAGCGAGCGCGATCTAGGACACTGGCTGCTAGAGCATGACGCACCAGACCTACGATTCAAGGGCATAGCGTCCAGCACAGGACGTGTGGGCCATATCACGGGCCTACAGTTTGATGTCATCAGCAAGACTTATGCCGCCGAGAACAAGCAAGTCAAAGTTCCTGCTCGACTGTGGAAATGGTGGAAGCAAATACTTGACGTAGCCGCTACGCAGAACAAAGAAGCACTACTCAGGATCGAGCCTACCAATATCGATCTTGGTGTGCCGCTGAAACTTCGCAAGAAAGTGCCGTCCATCCATATGCTAACGGAAGCCCGACACGCAGAACTGCTAGAAGCCGAGAAGCAACGAGACTTTTTGGAACTGCGAGTCGCAGAACTAGAAGGCAAATAAAAGAAGCCCCCTTCCCTTGCGGGTCGGGGGCTTTTCTTTTTAGTACTTCCAGTAGCGGTCTAAGGCCCAACTCATACAGAGGAATCCGACCACCATGCCGCCAACGAAGTTGACGATGAACGCCAGTACTCCGAAGTTAGTGGTGGTGAATCCGATAGCCACTGTAAGGAGCGAGAAGCCAGCCGACACTAGAAGCGCCAGCGCTAGGCCGACAACAAGTGCTTTCAGCATGGCTACATTCCACTTACGCAAGTCGTGGGGGCAGGAGAACCGCCCGAACTACTTGCACTTTGCGAACAACCCGTGACCAGCACGAGCGCGACCAAGAGGGCCGCGATGAGTCGCTTCATTTACTGACCTCCACCAGTCGATGGCAACGGCAGGATGAACGAGCCGGTGCTTGGAAGATAGATGACCTGAACATTCGGATTCAACTTCTGAATGCTCGACCACTGAATCAGTTCAGGGGTAAGACTGCTATTCAAAAGCGCGTTAGCATCCGCTTGGCCCTGCGCCGCGATGCGGGTAGCCTCAGCCTCACCGTTTGCCTTAGCAATACGCTGCTTAGCCTCAGCCTCAGACACACGAATGAGCGTCTCCTGACGCTGTGCTTCCTGCTCAGCCTTAACCTTGTCCTCGATTGCCTGTAGGAAGTCAGCCGACAAGCCAATGTTGGAGATGTTAACGCTGTCAACCACGATGCCATAACGAAGGACCGCAGCCTGTAGTGCCTCAGCGGTTTGAGCGCCGATTGTGACACGCTGGCCGACGATATCCTGCGCCTTGAACTTAGGCGTAATGCTCTTCAGGATCGTATCAGCAGGACGGGTGAAGACCTTCTCCTTGTAGTCCACGCCGACTGTCTGATAAATCTCAGACGCCTTCGCAGCATCAAGGTGGAAGTTCACGATGCCTGTCAGGGTAACTTCCTGAAGGTCGCTTGACGCACCGGAGATATCCTTGAATTCATAGACCTGAACACGACCATCCATCAGGGTGACGTTATTCAGGAATGGCGGGAACCAGTGAAGGCCCGGACCAAGTGTTTCGTTGTGAATCTGGCCGAACGACGTGACCACACCGACCTGACCGGCAGGAACTTCAGCGAAGCCCAAGCCAAACAGGATCACGAGTGCGCCTACAATCGCCAGAAGACAGCCACCGCCAACGGACTTAGCAGAGGGACCAGTCGCCCGCTCGCTAGAAATCCACGCGGGGACAAATGCGCCGATGATGAGAACAACACCGACGACTAGGAAAATCAATCCTAACAACTAATTACCTTTCTCTCAGTTTGAGAACTTAACCTTTTCCATCCACCCACACTCTTCGCAGTATCCGCCATATGCCTCAGGGAATCCGCAGTTAGGGCATGGGTCTAGACCTTTGTTAGTGAGTTTGGTATTCCAAACTTTACGGTTAGGGTCTTTCGGTGGGCGTCCTCGCTTTCTCTTCTCTTTGCCTAGCACAGCCTTCCGCGCTGCTTCAAGGCTTCCCCATTTCTTTGGCACTGCTCACTCCCATAGATCAGGACGATCTGGAACCATCCAAACGAATGACTTTTCCAGTTGCGAGTCAATGTCCCCTTCAAGGTCGAAGACCTCGTGGACACTAGACATGCTGCTGTTTTGCAGTTCCTCAATCCTATCAGCCACGTCAAGTGGCCTTAGGAATACAGGGTAGTCCTCGTAGTCATACCTATCGCACGCTACAACCAGAATTGTCTGGTCAGGTGAGCGCCATCCGTTGTCTGTATGAGACTTGATAGCGCTCTTGACCCACTCAGCGCGGCGAGCCTTATAACTAGTCGTAGTCCTTGTCATTTACAGCCTCGTTAGCGTCTTCAAGAGCAATGAACTCTTCGAAGGTCCAAGACTTGATGCCCTCTGCCGACACAGTTTGAGCCTTCGTGTCAACAGTCAGGATCGGGTGTTCATTATCAGGCGGTGATGTTGAGATACCGTAGCCTGTCTCAGAGCCAGTCTCGCCAGCCGTCAACACATCAAACACGATGCGCGTAAGGTAGGCGGGGTCATCCCATCGCCAGTGCTTGCGAAGTGCTGTCTGAAGCACGCTGCCAATCTCTGAGCCACCCCAATGTGTGTACAGGAAGACGGCATCGCCGTCCCACTGCTTTACTGCGATGTTTCCTCGGTCGCCCATTAGTCCTCCAAGACTTCAGCGATTGTGTAGTCGCCGTAGGTGGTGCTAAGAACACTTGAAAGGTCAAAGGTAGCGAAAGCCTTGTACGCATCTTCCAGCGTAGGGTACTCAGCCAACTTCGCCTTCATCAGAGCGCCGTTGCCGCTCTTCTCACCGAACTCGCCCTGAACGTACTTCTTCCAGTCCTCAAAGGACCAGTTGAAACTAACTACGAACTTCACTTGATACCTCTTATCCTTGCTTTGGTCGCTAGTGCGGCCATGGTTAGTTGTGCTGGACTATAGTCACCTTTGTCGAAGTTACCAAGTCCGGGCATGAACGTTGAATCCGGGCTATTCCAGCCATCTATGATCTTGTCTGCATGAGAGTAGTACACATCCAGTTCTTCCTTAGTGGCAGGACGTATCTGAACGCTGTCGCCAGCACGTAGAGCCATGCTGACCTTGCCCCAATCAGACCGCTGACCGTCCTCGGTGTAGATACTGCTCATGTACGACGATGTGTTATCGTAGAACGTATCGCCAATGTAAACCAGTTTCACTTTACCATCCAAACTGTGTTGGCACATAGACTTGCGTCTGCGTGCGGATGAAGTCGCTTGGGTCTGTGCGCGGCTTGATGTAATCGCTCTCGGTAAACCGGATAAGCGCTCGCCAGCCAGCGGCGGATGCAGGGACAGCACGATGCAGTTCCCACCAATCCCACTGTACCATCTCGCCCTCACGGATGCTCCACGGGGAAAGTTCGTACACGTTGAGTTTTTCGCTGACCTGTCGGCTCACATTTTCATACAGAGCGCGGTCGTCGTCAACTACTTCCAGTTCAACGTTACGATCCGTCAAAAACTCTGTCTTGGAGTGCCCGCCAACCTCTACCAGATGATAGAAACTGCGAGAGACGTGAGTGCCGTCGATCTGTGCTGCGATACGCGGATTGCCGCGAGAATCGGGCCGCAAGGAGTCACCACGCGGAACGCCATCGGTGTGCCAGCCCGGAATTGCAGGGATCATACCCGCCATCAGGAAGTTAACCTTAGTGTCAACAGTGATGTAGTTGCGGTACCCATGAGGTTCAAAGATGTCCAGAGCAGCGCGGACCACAGGACCGCCGTACTTAGCGGCGTCTTCTAGGCTCACCTGTCTCAGATTAAGTGTGGCCTCGATCACGTCTTGGCTCGGCGTTTCCATCGTCTTGCCAATACGTCGAAGACCTTGATTGAACACCGCTTTCACTTACCAACCTCGTTTCTTGGGTCTGCCCTTGCTGCTTCAATTATACCGGCCAAGTCAAGGGAAGTGTAAATCTGTGTGGTCTGTACATCCTCGTGACCTAGCAGATCACGCACCGCAATTAGGTTTACGCCAGCCCGTACCAAGCGGGTAGCATAGTGGTGCCTAAGGGCGTGAGGGCGGATTTTGCCGCCCGAATACTTCTCACAAACGTACTGGACCTGTCGGGTGGACATTCGATTGCCCCCACGGGCCTGTACAAGCCACGCAGACGACTGATTTCTCCTAGATAGGTATCCGGAGACTGCTTGAACAGTTTCAGCCGTTGCAGGGACTCTACGGGCCTTGTTGCCCTTCCCAATGACGCTGATTACCCATGCGGAGTAAAGAGGCTCGTACTGCCAGTCGTTAGCCGTCAGTCGCGTAACCTCTTCACTCCGTAGGCCATTCAGTAGCAACGCCAGAACAACTGTGTCTCGCGGGTCACGGCAAAGCCGCAACATCGCCTCGACAACCTTATCGCTAGGGACTTTTGGCACCCGATTTTTCACGGTCTTTGGGGACTTGATTCTCTCCAAAGGATTTGCGCCGCCCATGAAGCGATAGTATTGTCTCACGGTGTTGAACATACGAGCCGCGCTAGAGGGAGCGTAGTTTAGTTCCAGCCAGTTTCGGTACTGGATGGCGCTGCTCTCGTCGGGTTGGACTCCGTTGAGATATCGAAACCACGTATCTAGGTCGTACTGGTAGTTGCGCTTCGTCGCTTCGCTGTTCTGCGAGTTGACGAATACTGAAATCATTACTTCTTCTTTCTACCCTTCAGCGTCTCTGACGCTTCCTTGTATTTCTTAGCCACTGCCGCCAGCATATTCTCGGCGCTGACTTGATACATGTTGTGGCCTTCGCCGTCGAAGTTCTCGTGCCAGTTGTCGTATCCGTCGTACCAGCCAAGATAGTCGCTGAAGAACTCCTGAGCCTGATCGGACTTCAACCATTCGTGAATGCTGTACTCGGCAACGTTCACGTCATGTCCGAAGTCGTCAGGATCAATCATCTTGCCGCTCGCACGAAGTTCGCGCTCTAGCAAATAAAGATCAGCGCCCATATCAATTCACCTTTATCTTGTCGCCGTCGCGTCCAATAAGGTACACTTCGGTCCAGTCACCGTCGCGCTGCTCGGAGTGCTTGATGCTCACACGCAAGACGCCTTCGAATTCTGAAGGCTCCATTTTCTGCACCCATCCGCCGTACTCTAGCAGTTTGATAATGGTCTGGAACTGCGATTTAGTCCACATCTCCATCAAATCCACCAGACCTGAAGCGTCTTGCGTCCAGTCATAACGGTAGTAAAGAGAAGCGTGATTCGCCAGAGTTTAACTCCGCGAGTCACTGTCCCATCTCTCAGGACTCTCCAATAGCGAATCACCGATTTTCTCCTTGTCTCGTTTACGTTGCGAGTCACGAACGACGAAGATCGAGCGTCCTGAGACTCGCATCCCATTCTGGCGCTTCTGAACCTTCTTCTCTCGTGCTTGCCAGTTCTTAGGCATCTTCGAACACCTTCTGTATGACCTTAGCAACAGTTTGCCAAGCGCCTTCGTTCACTCGGTCGATTTCGACGCTACCACCAGCATACAGACCCTTGTCAATACGCTGTTCGAAGTGCTTCCAGTCTCCGGTGAGAGCATAGCCATAGACACCCTTCGTGCCGTCCTCAGACTCACGACGAGCGTTCCAGATATGAATCTCGCCCGCTGGCATCGTGAAGATCGAGTCACCGTGAGGTTCGATTGCTAGCCTAACTCGGATAGCCATTTCTAAAACTCAACTCCGCCTTGCTCTGGCTGGCCGATGAACAGCGCCACAGAATCACCCTCGTAATCAACGTCCTCAATTTCAAAGAAATTGTAGTTGTCGTCAACGATTACGACCTCGGCCTCGTGATCCATCGCGTATAGTTGGTCAATCAGTTCAGATACCTTCGGCATTCCTACATCTCCAACGTTGTAGGCTCATGGATTGTCCAGCCGCCCTCGCGCTGATGGAATTCGACAATCTCGATCTTCCCACCGCGAACAGCCTTCGCAACGCTGCCCTGAATGCCCTGAGGCGAGTCAGTACGCAGTGTTACGAGCATTCCGCCGTCCAGAGTGAACTGGAAGCCGTTCTTCTCGCTGCGATCAATTTCTAACTTCATCATCGGAGAAAAATTTCCCTTCCGGTGGCAGAAACCATGATTTCATCACCACCACGCTTCATCCAGCCCGCAACGAACGACTGAGTGCCGATTTGCGCTGGAATTACCTGATACATGTTTCCTACGAGCCGCACGACCATAAATCGACGTGGCATCTGCGAAATAAAGCGTTCGACAGAAGAATCGAACGATTCTGTGTCCGAAAGGTCGCCAGATACGGTCCACTTGAAGTCAATGTCGTAAATGAAGCCATCTTTCGTCACATTTCCCGATTTCATGTCCACAACTACGAAATTCTTCTCTTTCAGGTAGTTGTAGAGCGTTTCAAACTTCATTCAGACCTCTTCTGCGTAAATTCGGCTCACCAGAACCGTCCCATCGCTCAATTTAACTCTACCAGTCACGTCAAGAGCCTCGATAGTGCCGTGGCCTGACATCTCAGCCCAATCATCGCCCACCATAGCGCGATTCAGGCGCTCATACTCGTCCAGAAGCGTCTCGCGGAACACCCGCTCGACCTTCGACGGCTTGATACCCGCGTTCCGAAGGTGAATATGAGGCTCGTTTGCATTTGTCCGTGTCTTTACGAAGACGTTGTATCGCATAGCCTACCCACCCCCTTCGTTTTACTCACAATCAGCCTTTGACAGTGGTTTTTCGGAAAAATCTGAAACATCATCGTTTTGAAAAGTTGGCGTCGGGCCGGTAACAGCGTGACGCCCTACTGCGTGAATGCGGGCATACAGATCAGCCAGATAGTTGACACGATTGAGAAGGCACATCGCCTCTCCGTTCGCACTGTTAGCGGGCACACCCGCCTCGTTCAACATCTCGTGCATCATCTTGCGCTCAGCGTTCTTCTTTGCCAGTTCGCCAGCGATCAAAACCGCTACGTCTCCGTAGCGCTCCATGATCCCCTTAACGCTGGTACCACTCAACCTCGGCCACCTTCCTGTACGCTGGTTGGAATCTTGAAGAGTTTGTGAACGAGCGCTTTGGTTGCGCTCAGAGATATGTCCTCTATTGAGTCCAGACTATCGGTGATGTCAAGAGTCATGTCGGTTGAGTCGAACGCGCCAACATTGCCAGTACTGGTGTCCTCGTCCCACCATTCGACTATGATGTTCAGGAACTTGCGCTTCACTTGGTCTTCTCGTTAACGCTCAGTGTTTCCCAATTGATGATCTGCTGTTCGCCACCCCAAATCTCTCGGATGGTACTAGGCTCAAAGCGTTCCAGCGCAGCACGAGCAATGCTCTCGGCTTCGAACCAACTGGTCGCCTCTACCTCGATATCCATATTGACAACGAACTTACTCATCTCGTCTCCTTAGATTCTCCTGACGTGTAACGAATTCCAGATGGTCGGGCCGCACGCAATCACGCTGCTTGCAGAGATGGTCAACTTCCATTCCCTCAGGCGGGTCGCCTACGAGAATCCAGTGTGCCATCACCCTGCGCCCATCACGCTTGATTCTACCGTATCCATTACGGTCCTTCTCGCCATTCCAGATTAGACAGGGACTATCGTAGCCCCTGTCTTCATCTGTGCAGTTCGCAAGTAACCGTTGCTTAACCGTCTTAGGCGGTCTAGCGTAGGGTCGGTATTGAGTTACCCTTCCCCACCTAAATCCAGCCATGGGTTATCATCCTCGATTTGCAACAATGTTAACTCCTTCCGGAAGTAGGATCAGCGCCTTCCAGCGCGTTGAATCCTGTAGTTCCTGCTCGTCCTGTAGTACCTGAGTCTCCTTTACGCCTTTGACGCTACTGACGATGATGCTGTCTCTGGCAGGAGAAACACTTTTGGGTCGCAAGTGTGTTCCTCGGCTGAAGGAAAGAATAGCCCACAGTCCATGCAATGCGTTAGACTCTGAGCATATTCCTCGTCGTCATCCTTCTCGACCTTGTGCGACAGTTCAACGTACACCTTGTTGTCAATGATGTAGTACTCGCCCAACGTGTCGCAGTTGCGGCACCATGCCTCACCGTAGGCTTCACCTTCGACAATCTCAGGCTCATCCGTAGGTTCAACAGTGTGGCCTACATGAATCCAAGACTTACCAACGGTGCCCTGTCCTGCGGTGGGCTTGGAGAAGCCGATTTGCTTGTCGTTGTTCTTTTCGCTTGATGCGCCGGACGCGGCGCTGCTCGCTTTTGGGGCGGAGTTACTCTGATACGTCTTGTACCAGTCCTCATCGTTCCAGCCGCCATTGTACTGCCAACTCGTGGTAGTAGACCGCATCGGCGTAGTGCTGTAGTAGATGCCGTTCTGGAAGACCCACTTGTTGTCGCCCGTGATACGGATCGACTCTTCGCCCGTCATGATGCCAAGCCGTGAATAACCGATGCCCGACTCGACCAGATATTTCAGCGCTGGCTGCTCCCACCATTTCGATGGCAGTTGCGAAAGCACGCTCTCGACAAACACCAGCGTGTCGCTCTTGTCGGATGGAGTGCTGATCGGGATGATGCCGTTATGGAAGACGAGAACATCACCGACCTCTTCATCAGAGTAAAGATACGGATGCGCCATGTCCTTGTTCGACGGCCCGTGAGTCGTCATCCGGAAGTGCGCCATGTACTCGTTATCGGTCTGGTCGATCTTCTTCAAGAACGCCTTGAATGCCTGATGATCGGCGGGACCGAACTTGCGGTAGCGCAGTCGTCCGCCCTCTCGCCAAGCAAGTCCGAAGCCGTCATCATTGTACGACAGGTTACTGTCGATGATGGCGTTCGGAAGATGGGCACCAGCCGTTGGCCGGTGTACAATCAAACACATTTATTCATCACTCCTGTAGTAAATTGCTGAGTCGTGGATAGCACGAGCGAGCAGCAATGCCTCGTCGCGCTTGATGTAAAGAACATGGTTAAGGCTGCGGCCTGAGGATGCCTCGTTAGAGTACAGTTCCAGCGTTACCGCTGTATCCTCTCGGCCACCTGAGTCGGCCCAATCGTTGGGACGCCAAGCGGATATGTAAGCCTCGACCGCTTGGCCGTTGCCATCTCGTGCAGCCCTAGTAATGCGTGGCACTTAACTCACCCCGAATTTCTCAGAGATGAAGCCCGCAAGATACGGGTACTTCTTCTCGTTGTCAGCCACCCACTTCATGAACTTAGCAGGAGTGGCATCAGACACGCGAGTATGAGTACGAGTGTACTCGATCATCGCAACAGTCCACTCCAAGTTCTTGAAGAAGCGGTCGATACGCAGCGTACCACGGGGAAGCCGGAACTCGTAGCGAAGGCGTGACGGATCACGCTCTTCAGGTTCGTACTGATCGGCAATCCAGTTGTCGTTGCGATCATAGTAGCCAGCACGCCGGATACGACGCTCGCTGTACGGCACGTTCAGTGCAACGTACTTGTCCGTCTCGTCTCCGACTGAGATGCGCTTCAGCGTCCGCTTGTCGGCACCAACTACAGCCCACTGCGTAGCAGTTGACTGCGTTCGCTGAGACATCTTGATTGACCACTTCGGCTGACCATGAATCAGGTTCAGGAAGCGATAGAAATGGCGGCTGTTGTCGAACGCATTACGGCTGATGTTGACGTGCATACCGCAGTGATTCCCGTTGTGAGACGAGAAGCCACCATGCAGCAGCGTGGTGAACATCACTTCCAAATCAGCAGCGTGCTTACGCCACCACGACAACGTTGCCGGATGAGAAGCAAACTCCGGACCAGACACAGAGCCGTCATGCTTGGCGATCCAGAACTGCTTCGGCTGGCGAATGTCAGCGCCTACCTCAGCAGACAGAGGACCGTTAGCATCAGTCTCCAATTCAACGCCCAAGTAGTAGTTGAACGGATCATCCGGAACCGAATGATACTTGTATCCACCGGGCGGCTCGTAACTGTAGCCTTCGATGACAGCATGACGCAACTTCGAACCTTCGAAGCGAGCCAACTTGCACGCCTCGCAATAGCAGTTCGTCGGCTTATCATGCGTCTCGTCGTTCTCGTCACGATTGGCCTGTTCGAACTCACGCTCTCGCCGTGTAAAGCGAGCGCGGATACGACGCAGCGCATCGCCTGAACCACGACGGTTAGGCAGCGGATTGTACCACGGAACCTCAGCGTTCGGCCCGCAGATCGAGCAGCCCGCAGTATCGCAGCGCTGAATTCTAACTGTTGGTGACGCTGAAGATGCGTCGGTAGTCCTCATCACTGAGTACCGATTGCCAGTAGGCATCGCTGCTTCCTCTCGTTCTGGTGCTGTTGATCTGTGCGTTGGTAATTTGAAGGCTACGCTGAGCGTCTTGCTCAGCCCGCAATCGCTCACGCTCTTCCTGCTCGCGGCGCTGACGGAAGGCGGTAGTTGCTAGACGATGAAGTTCAACAGCCAGAGTCATCGCGCTTTCTGGCGTGATGTCTGTGCTACCGTAGTTGCCGGTCGAATCATCATTCTCGTAGACCTCGATCCGAAGTCTATCCGTCCGAGTCCGACCGTATGATTCAACGTTGATATATGTTGGTCGCCCGTAACGGGCCATGCCCTCAACTCTAGGCAATTTCTTTCTCCCTTAAAATCTAAGTAGAGCCTTCAAGGATTCCGGTCCTTCATTCAAAGGCACCTTCTTGACAGGCTTCTCGCAAGTCGAGCAGACCTCATAGAACTCCACGACTCGTGAGTATGGACTGACACGCTCGATCAACTTCATGCTGACCTCGTGATCCAGATTATCCTGCGGAACCTTGTGCTGGTACATCTATCTCCTTCGTGTTCAGTGCCACGTATGCCCTGATCTGGAACCGTTCGCGCTTAGGCAGTGTCTCCACGGCCAGCGCACATTCGGGATGAGCAGGGAACCCATCAACCATAACAGCCGTGTCAATGCCTACGAGCGGACAGTACGCACACTCGTAGGCATCCTCACAGGTTATCGGTTGCGCCATGCTCGCGCTTCCTCTTGCTCACGAACTGAGTAGAAGGGCGGGTACTGGAACGTAACCGGCTGCGCTGGATACTGACCAGCGATCTGCTTTAGATCGTTCAGTTCAGCCCGAAGGCTGGCATCTGAAAGCATGATGCCGGTTGCGTCAAGGACGATACCCTTCATGCGCTCACCAACAACGTCAGTCAATCGCTTGTCTGCGAAATTGAATGTCTTGCGTGGTGAGTAGAAGGTTCGGCCTAGCGTAGTCGTGCCGACAACTACCTCAGCATCGCACCATGTAGGCCAATCAGAACGTGGATCATTCTCCCAATGACCGTCGCTGATCTGGCCCTTCAATTCCATTTCGAATAGAGCCGCCTGAATCTTGTTGCGAACGTACAACTTCGGCATTACGCAATCTCCCTTGCACTGCGAAAGTCAACGTCGTATTCCGTGACGTTGGAGCCGTCGTAATCGCGTGACGGATCGCCATAGCCATAGACAGAATCATCAGCAGTATGACTGCCAACGTAGAGAACCTGATCTGCATACTCCGTAGCAGTATCAAGGTCTTTCGCTGTGATTTCCATTTGAACATTGACCAAGAATTTCCTCAATTCCTGAGGGACATCCTTCTCATCAACGATCACGCATCTACTCCTTCAAATTGCTTGCCAGTGATGTAGTCAACGGCCTTCTGTGCCTTGCCAGCGGCCTGTACGATCAGTTTAGGGTCGGCTGTCAACTTCGCCTTCCACGAAGCGATGTAAGCCGCGCTGTTCTCGATTGTGTTGTCGATCCCTGCTTCAGCGCAGAGCATAGCGGCTGTCAATTCAGCGATCAGTTCCTCGTCAGCGTACTGGCCTGACCCGAAGTGGTCGAACGACGTGATGCCAGCACGATTCAAACGAGAAGAGTGGCCGGTGCTATGACCGAACTCGTGAAATTCAGTGGCGTAGAATTCCTCGATCTTATCGAAGTCGGTCTTGTCCGGCATTCCGATAACGTCGAGCGTTGGACTGTAGGCTGCGCGGTTGGAACCAAATCGAACAAGCGGCCCATTCTCGTAGCCCTTGACGATTGCTTCAGCCGCTTCAATAGCGTCTTCCTCACGAACGCCACCCTTGTAGGTGCCTTCGTCGGTGGCAGCGTCTTGAATTTTCTGAACGGCCTTCGACAACTTAACGCCAGTTGTCTGGTCGAGATTGAAGACGAGATAGAATCGCAGTAGCGGAATCTTCTTCTTCTTCAACTCGTTTGTATTTGCATCACGCTCTTCAATTTCCAGAAGTTTCCAGTAGGTAACGAGCGTTGACTTTTCGCCCTCGTTTACCTTGCCACCAAGTTCGTTGATCTGCTTGAATGTCAACCAGACTGGTGAACGATAGCCATTAGCCATCGAAGTGGCAGCGAGAATGAAGACGTTGATCCCCCGATATCGATAGCCACGAGATGACACCGGCATGACCAGACCTGTTGAG